CATAAGCGTTTATAGCATAATCATTACCGTGATCCCATGTGTCTCCTAGATAATGATTGATGACATACCATGCATCGTCCAGCGTGTCATAATCAGCGTTAAAGTAGTAATGATCAATAGTAGTAACACTAACACTAACCGTCATTTTCTCGCCCCCTCAATACTGAATTTATCTTTTCTTTTGATTTTTCCCATTCTCGAAGTTCTTCTACATACTCACTGATTTGTGCGTCTACTGATTCTTCAAGAGACTCACGATAATGATTAGGTGAGTAAGTTTGACTGCGTTGTGAAGACGCAGTGCGAATTGCATGACCTGGTTTATTTCTCATGACACGCTCCTTTTTTCAATGATTATTTATAGTAACAAAAAAAGAGGCGTTTAGCAACGCCTCTTTAAGTTCAAGTGCTTATTTAAGAGCAGCACTCATCATTTCATCTACTAGGTTATCAAAGGAGTATTCTGGTTTCCATCCTAGCTTTGTTCTTGCTTTTGTTGAATCGCCAAGTAGCAACTCTACCTCTGCTGGGCGATAAAATTCTGGATTGATACGAACTATTTCTGCCCCATTTTGACTAATACCGATCTCGTGTATACCTTCGCCTACCCAAGTAATATTATAACCAATATAAGAGAAAGCACGCTCTACAAATTCCCGCACAGAGTGCAACTCGCCTGTGGCGAGTACATAATCATCTGGTTCATCTGCTTGAACCATTTGATACATGCCACGAACATAGTCTTTGGCATGACCCCAATCTCTCTGAGCATCTAGATTGCCTAGTTCTAAGCAGTCCAAACGATCAGCATCAATATCTACTACACCACGGCAAATCTTTTGTGTTACAAACTCACGACCTCGCCAAGGAGATTCATGATTAAAAAGTATGCCATTTGAACCGTGTAGTCCATATGATTCACGATAATTACGCACAATCCAGTAAGAGTACAGTTTTGCAACTCCATACGGAGATCGAGGATAAAAAGGTGTTGATTCTGTTTGTGGCGTTTCCTGAACTAGACCATATAGTTCTGAGGTGCTTGCTTGATAAAATCGTGTATGTTTTGTCATTCCAAGTGAGCGAATACATTCAAGTAGTCTAACAGTACCGAGTGCATCTACATCAGCTGTATATTCTGGAATATCAAAAGATACACGAACATGACTTTGAGCAGCAAGGTTGTATACCTCATCAAACTCATACTGTTGAAATAGTTTCATTAAACAGCCAGTATCTGTTAAATCTCCATAGTGAAGATGAAAGTTTGGATTATACTGAATATGAGCAATGCGGTGCATAAAATCTGCCGCAGTGCGTCTTTTAATAGAGTGAACTTCGTAACCAGCATCAAGTAGTAGTTCTGCAAGATAGCCACCATCTTGACCAGTTACCCCAGTAACAAATGCGCGTTTCATCTGTTTCCTCTTGGTTTTCTAGTTTTATTTCTATTTTGATTATTTTTACGAGGTGCAGCTTTTGATCGAGGTTTTTCGTCTTGCACATCATGAGCGTACATCCACTTACCAACTCGATTTTCTCGTGCCCAGGTTTGTAGTTGTTTTAGATCGTGTGCCTTACTCATTACCGACCTCACTTTTGGCTTGATGCCAAGAAGCGTTAGTAATCCAATAGGCTAAAAGTAGTCCTAAAAAAGTAATTAAACCATATAGTTCGTTACCAAGATATTTACTACTTACTGCCATAAAAGAGTATATCATGCCCCAGATAACTAAGACATATAAAACATTGCGACTAAGTGCTTTTAAAAATAGTTTTGTCATTTACACCTCTGAGTCCAGATTGCATGAGTTTCATTTATAAGTAGATGATGTTTTGGGTTACCATCTACTTCGTGCCACCCTTCATTTTCCCAATGACAAGGTTCACGGTTTGCTAACGCTACGAACTCTGCATTATCATGAAACCAGAGTGCTGATACAAAAGCTAAAATAATCAAGATGAACTACCTAGCTCACGAACTTTTGGGGCTCCAGCTTTTGCTCCAATTGCAGCAGCAAACTTTTCATACATTGAATCTAGCTCTGCACGAGTTGGAAAATTATCGCTGTTCACACGAACATTAATATTTACTGAAGGATGTTGATCTGTCATAGACTTATTGTCTGTTTCGTCCCAATCTGTTTCAAGGCTCATAATAATTTGCATCTTTATCTCCTATAATACGCCCATAATTTCTGATTCTTTAATAATTAGGTATTCATTTCCATCAACCTTAATAGGTGTGCCACTCCACTTACCAAAAAGAATTGAGTCTCCAACAGCAACATCAATGTTGTCATCAGTGCCTACTGCTACAACTACACCTTCCTGCGGCTTTTCTTTAGCAGAGTCAGGAATAATAATACCTGATTCAGTGATCTCTTCTGGATCATTCATTTCTACCATTACACGATCATGTAGTGGTCTAAATTTAATTGTCATGTTGCTACCTCTTCTCTTAATATATAGCGTAAAATTGGTTTAAATACAAATGAGTTTTCACCTGAAGATATAACACAAGATATTTCAGGTTCTTCAGGGTGAGATTCATAAATAGTTAGTGATCCTGTATCTGGATTAAGAGTTATGCTAACATTTAATCCAACTATAGGATCAAGATATTTTATAAATGGAATCTCACCATGTTGCTTTATTAAGTTTTCTAAACTTTCAGTATTGTAACAAAAAACTGGCTTTGAGATTTTATTATCTTCAGCAAGTGCTACGCTCGCTGAAAAAAGCATCAACGCCATAACACTTGCTTTAATCATAATATTTCTCCTAGAAGGCTAGATTACCTTTTCTAAAGTCCTCTACACCTGAGTGAGAATCTGACTCATCAAATCCGTCAGAACTTTCTGTTTCTGATTCTTCTTCTAACATAGTTTCTAACCATTCAGAAATGCCAAACCAATCATCTAGATCTTCACCTACTAGCTCACGAATTTCTTCTGGTTTCTCACAATGAGCATACTCATAATATTCTTCGTCACCATCAATCCAAGAACCAGTAAAACACATGCCAGGCTCATAGTAGCGGGCATCTACTCCCCAACCTTGATCCATCATTGCTTGAAAAATACCAGTAGGCGGAGACCAAGCAGTATCAAACATAATATTTACAGTTTTGTCATCTACCCAGTCTACATCATGAATGGAAGCATCCCATTTTGTACCCCAGTTATTGACTCGCCACCAGTACCAGCCTGGCATCGCATCTTCTTCGTCTCCATCCTCATAGTCTGGCTCTGGAAGGAAAAACCCAAAAAACGAAGCATCTGAGTTTGAATCATTCGGTTTTGTAATGTGGTTAAGATGAGCATACAGATTATCTGCATCCTCTTTAGTTGCTGCAATGAGAGTTAAGCTGTTATTACACCAATTTGGCATCTCTATCTCCTGTAAATCATCAATAATTATAATATTATCAAAATTTGCAGCAACAAGCAAGTCTTATTCTGGATAGTTTTCATCTACCCAGTGTTCAAACTCATCTTTTTCAGGCCACTCATATGGTGACCACTTAGGCTGCTCTTTGAATGGCAGTTCTTGACCTTTGTAATAGACAACATGCCAGATTTTTCTATTGTCATCATACTCTTCCACATCGGGTACATACTCGTATTCTCTATACTTATATCTTGGAAGGGTATGCCAATTAAATAATCCTTTGAACATTATATTCTCCTAGTGAAGATATTTCCCATTAGAAGGGTTTAATAGTTTTTGATGATAAGCACGAACATAGTGCTCGTCTACAATATCCATAACTTCTCTAACATAGTCTAGTGTGTCTTCTTCAGATACATGAATACCATGCAGCTCAATACTCTGCATGACACACTCTTCCATTTCCATTACCCACTGACTAACTTTGCTCATATAAACTATCTCCTTCTCGAACCCATGATCTATTCAATTTACGCATTAGTGCCATTGCAGTATTTATCCAAAACTCTCTCATTTCTGAGTCACTGGCTAAAGATGCAGCACGAAAACAATCATCAATACGCTTTTCGCATAGTTGAAATTCATCAAGATCTTTCATTATACTCTCCTCTTTCCTGTAGCCGCATCAGCCGCTTCTCTCTTCGAGAGAACAACTAGCCCCCCTTTGTTATATGCTTGCCCAATAGTATAGTTTGCACTAGTAGCAAGTTTTTGTTCTGGTGTTAGTTTTGACCCATAGTCAATAGCAACTACACGGTCTGAAGTAGGTGCTGTTTCACGCATCCCAGCTTTGTAGTCAGGAAAAGAATTTACCCTCGTATTCTTTGGATTTTTACGATAACCCATACGACGAAGGAAAGCATCATGTTCAGCTTGTAGTTCTGCTTTAGTTTTGCGGCGGACTCGCGGCACGACGACCTCTCCTCTTTTCGTTCATTAAAGTTTCTAGTTGAGCGTGAACAGCAATCCAGTCAATTTCATCTTTTTTCTTATTGCTGATAAGTGCTTTTTTATAATCTTCATAGATTATAGACATTTTTTCTTGATCTGGCAAGAGAGGATTAACAACTGTTTCCCGCAAATGACGATATATCTGTTTCCAAATATGTCCATGGGGATTACCAGCTGATTTTTTTATTGCATATTTACGAAAGTATTGTGCTGCATGAGCCACTTCATGTGCTACAACCATAGCAAGATAGTGTTCATGAGAGGTTGTGATAAATCCTCCGATAACAGGATCTGCATCGAAAGATTTATATTCATAAACCCGAAAAGGATCTTCAGGTCTGCGGTTTTTTAGATGAGCCCCACAAGTGTGATGCATCGCGAGGTTGATACCTGCACCACCTTGACTGGGATACCACCCACCTCGTGAAGAACGCCTGCGTGCTGACCAATCAAACTTGTGATATGATAATTTAAACTTGGAAAGGTCCGTCATCTTGCAGACTTCTTTTTCACAAAGGGCGATATAATGAAGACCAAGGTCTTCAAACTGTGACATTTGCTCGAACTTCACTTGTTCCTCCATTGATTATGTATATACTATAACAAAAAAATAGGCAAGAGTCCAGAAGATTCTTGCCTAAATTTAAAGTTTGTCTTTAGTAAAAAAGTTCTATAAACCGTTGGGAACGATAATATAATGAATTGTAAGCACTACACCTACTGATGCGGCAAGTCCAACCATCATTTTCAAGAAGTCTTTACCAATAAGCGGAAATACAACTTTAAATTTTTCTTTTCCTGTAACAGTTGCCATTGCCAATTCTCTACCACAAAGTAGACCAACAAACACCCATGTTGTACTCATTGGTATATCATTGAGTTCTTTGAAGAAGAAAAGAATAAGCCAATACACAGCATCGATAATTGTTGCACTGCGTACATAACGAGTGTTATGTTTTTCAAGAACGATGTTTTGTATTTTACCGCCACCTTCTTTAAACATCCACCAAAGACCACCAACAAAGACTGCACTAATGACAAACATTAAATCAACTGGTACAGTTCTTGGTAAAAACACAGCAATATTTGCTATATCGTGTGATAACCAAGTGAACCATAGAAAACCAGTAGTTATCCATTGTCCAACTCGCCAAAAGACTTTATGCTCTTCTTTAACAGGTTTTGCTTCATCTAACCAACGACTAACAACAACCCAAATAACATATGCTGCTACAGCTGCAACTGCATACCCCATCATAGATTTCATTAGCATTTTTTCTAATACAAATGTTGAAGCAAATGCTGATAATACTAAAAATGATGTTGAAACTGGCACGCCAATTCTTGTAAGAAGAAGTAGTAGACCAGGTGCTAATGCGTGATACCATTGTATTTCTTGGAATGGAATTTTGTTAAGTCTGCCGTATGAAATGTCTCCACCATACATATACCAACCATACCAGATCGTATATAAGAGTACAGCCGAAGCAGCCCCCCACATAACTTTCCAATTAAATCTCTCATTGTTTGATGCGATCCATGTACCGAGAGTTTGTACTGAATCGTTTGCTATAACTGAATAAGCAGCAAATAAAAAACCTACTGCCATCCAAAGAGTTACAAGTTCCATTGTAATTTCTCCTTATGTAAAAAAAAAGAATAAGAGAATCTTCTCTTATTCTAGTAAGTATAGCACAGAAATGTTACAGTTTTGTGAAATTTATAAAATTTATCATACGGCTATAGGATCATTCTTTTTGTCCATAGCAATTTTTACTAAATCTTGTTCCGAGCAGATAACATAAGTAGTCTTATCTTGTCCTTTTGTTACAATGCCCCAATCATAAAACACATCATCATATGTTCCATAGGCTTTCACAATGCACTGCTTTTCAATATCAATTAAAAAATATTTCATTGGTCTCGATGAATCCAAGTAGACTTAAAGCGTTTTTTCTTATCTCTAAGTTTATTACCTCTAATCTTAGTTCTCCGTCTACTTTGATATGTCTTATTAAAGAAACGCTCTTCTAATTTTTCCCAAAGTGTAGATATTTTCGATCTATCCTTCATTCCTTAAAATATGGACTTCTCCATCCTCTAATTCAATCACTTTAATAAATCCACGATCTTCGATCATTTGGAGTGTTCCATCAATTCCTGCTTCTAATCCTGCTTTAGCGCCTTGTCTATAACTAATATAAACTGCTACGCCAAGGAGAACTAAAAAAAGTAAGTCTTTCAGTTGAATTATTAGTTCCATTATGTTTCACCTAGGTAGGTAGAGGGGTTTTTCCCCTCTACTTAGTTCTGACTGCTTTCCACACTTCAGTAGAAGGCACACGAATAAAACGCTCACGCGTGTTATTTTTATCTGGATTTTGAATTGTAAGCATGACACGCTTACCAAGAGTATGAGCCTTTAGTTGATTATCATTTCGTGCTGAAGACAACATATAGTCTCTACGAGATGCGTTTTTAATTGCTCGTTTGACTGTAGGTACAAGACCTTGAGACCGATAACCGCTAGACTTACCACCTTTTTTCTTCGCCATTTGATCCTCCAAATTTCATTTATAAATAATAGTATAATATTTTTAAGTAGATGTCAAACTATTAATTAATTAGATTTGATTGATACTACGACTGGAATTTTAGATCCAACGGGAACATCAGAGCGAGTGATCTTAGTTCCTTTTAAGCCTAGAACTTCATATTCAACTGAATAATGAGAAAGATGCTCTTCTTGAGAGTTTATCCAAGTAGTTTTACATTTTTCTTGTTCTCTATAACCAATAATATTGTTATTGGTTGATTTCTTTTTTGTGGCTTCATTTGCTCCAATAATGCCTCCAAGAACTGCACCTGCAGCTCCTGCACCGTCAGCATCGCTAACATTATTACCAATGGCACCACCAATTAAACTACCGATGATAAGGCTACCAATAATATCGCCACCTTCTTGTTCAGCAGTTCCGTAGATTGGTACTTGTACCATCTCACAAGTATTTACAGGATTTTGTATATTAACCAGTTTATATTTAGGAGTAGAACTGGTAACAACTCCTTGTACAGTATATGACTCTGCAAAAGCTAGACTACTAGTAAAGCCAACTGCTGAAGATACTAGTAAAGTAACAATACATTGATTTAAAAATTTCATGATTATCTCCCATTAATGCGATTTCGTAACTCAGAAGAACTGAATGCATGGTCTCTTTTATTATAGTGTATTTCGATTCCTCGATTTACACAAATATTTTTACCAGTAAAGTCTTTTCCAATATAATCTGATCCTATGATTCTAACATCAATTTTAACAGAGTTCAAGATGTCTTTAACATCTTTTTCTGTTTCATATGGAATAATTTCGTCTACATAGGTAACTGAAGACAACTGAATGTATCTTTCAACTACCGATTGTACTGGTTTATTTTTGTCTGGTCTGTCAATAGTAGGATCTGTTTGTAGTCCTACTATCATATAGTCACAGTGTTCTTTTGCCTCTTGCAACATTAATACATGACCTGCGTGTAGTAAATCAAAAGCGCCAAAAGTAATTCCTACTCTCATAGTTTACCTCCACAATGAGGGCATATTTTTTCTTCTGTCATTTCACGAAGAGTATTCCTTAAGCCTTTAGCTTCTCTTAATTCTGATTTTAACCATTCTTTTCTTCTATCAGTCTTTGCTTTTTTTAACTCTTCTTTAAGAGAGTTTTTCATTCGTTTTAGTTTTTCTTCAAAAATCCCCTTAAAAGCAGTAATTGGTCTATTTTTGCTCATTTATATAATATACCTTGATAAAAATCATTTAGAGTGAGGAGGCATTCGTCTCTCTACAAAGTACTCATGTTGTCTTTTAGCTGGGTTATACCTTTTCATGCGAAGTTTAACCCCATTTCTAATTTGATTAAGAGTTTTTGCATGAACAAAGTGATAAGAATAAGACTTACCAACCTTGTTTTCTTCTTCAGGAACCATCCATACTTTATTTATTTTGTTCTTTTTTGCCATTTATCTGTGCCTTCATTGCTTTTTCGTGTTGAGCATTAAAAAATTTAGGTTTTTCCTTACTACCTCTTAAGTAGTTTGGTTGTGGTTCACCTATAAACCATTCTTTAATGCGTTTAAGAATTTTTTTGTTCATCTAAAGTCTCATACTGTTTTCTAAACCACCAAGTTGTATTCGGATAGACATTAATCTTTTCACCGCATACATCAAAAACTGCCTGTTTAACTTCGTCAAAATCAAAGTCGTCACCAGATATAATCCCACCAAGTTTAACTTTAGGGTACCAGGCTTTGATGTCGTCAATCACATCTTGATAAGCGTGAGATGCATCAATCATAACAAAAGAAACACTTCTATCCTCAAACTGCTCTGCAGCGTCGATAGAGGTCATCTTATGTATTTTAACTTGATCCTCAACTCCTGCCTCACGCAAGTTAGATTTAAAGGCTTCTAGAAAGTCACCACCATGCGCCTCAATAACCTCATAATGAGGTGCGTCACTAAAATCTGATAGGTCAAAGATATCAACTGCATTAAACTCAATGCACTTTTTACTATCTTTGATGAATTTTCCCATTGCTGAAGTAGATTGTCCTAAAAAACTACCAACTTCTACGAAAACATCCTCATCCATAGAGTTTGCAACTATTTCACCATAAAATTGGATATACCTAGAATACCCATATATTTTATGCCCATTTACTTCTACATAGAAGCCACCATCATTAAACATAAAGTTACCTTTCTAACTTACATAATATATAGAATACAGCAAACCTACAACTGCCCAAAAAGACATTAGTATTAAAAGACTTTTAAGCAACTTCTTGCTCGTCTACTATATCAGCATCAGGATTTCTTGCATACATACGAGATCCTACTTTCATCTGAGCATCTTGAAGTTCATTGAGTAGATTTTCAAGAGCATCTGTATCTGCCTCATTGATTTTTTCAATCAAAGATTCGATTTCAATTCGTTCTTCATCAGTGATTTCTTCTGAGAACTCTTTCAGCATAGATTGTGCAGAGTGAACTGCTGATTCAGCCGCATTGCGTAAGTCGACTTCGCGACGACGTGCTGCATCAGCTTCTTTATTTGCTTCTGCCTCATCTATCATACGATCAATCTCTGCATCGCTCAATCCCCCATCTGACTTAATAGAGATCTTTTGTTCTTTGCCAGTTGCCTGATCTCGCGCACTAACATTAACAATACCGTTTGCATCAATATCAAAGGTTACTTCAATCTGTGGAACGCCTTTCGGTGCAGGAGCAATTCCTGATAACATAAACTCTCCAAGTAGTTTATTATCTGCTACCATTTCTCGCTCACCTTGATACACTTTAATACTCACCGCTGGTTGATTGTCAGCAGCCGTAGAGAATGTCTGAGATTTTTTAGTTGGAATTGTAGTATTACGATCAATAATACGAGTCATTACACCACCAAGTGTCTCAAGACCTAATGATAGAGGTGTTACGTCTAATAAAACTACATCGTCTACGTCTCCGCTAAGTACTCCAGCTTGAATTGCTGCTCCAATGGAAACTACTTCATCAGGATTAACACCTTTATTTGGTACAGTTTTAAAGTAAGCTTCAACAATCTCTGCAACCTTCGGCATACGAGTCATTCCACCTACAAGTACAACCTCATCTACCTTATTAAGGTTAGCATCTTTCATTGCTCTTTTACAAGCCTCAATACTCTTATCAAGTAGATCTTGTACTAAAGATTCAAACTTAGCACGAGTAATTTTAACCTGAAGATGTTTTGGACCAGAAGCATCTGCTGTAACAAAAGGAAGATTTACTTCAGTTTGTGTGGTGGAAGACAATTCGATTTTAGCTTTTTCAGCCGCTTCTCTTACTCTTTGAAGTGCTAGGTTATCTTTTCTGAGATCAATTGATTCGTTTTTCATAAACTCATCTGCAATGTAGTCTATCAAACGATTATCGAAGTCTTCACCCCCTAAATATGTGTCTCCATTTGTGGAAAGCACTTCAATGATACCATCTCCGATGTCTAATATAGAAACGTCGAATGTGCCTCCACCTAAGTCATAAACTGCAATTGTACTGCTGTCATTTTTATCTAGTCCATATGCAAGTGCCGCTGCAGTAGGCTCGTTAATAATACGAAGTACTTCAAGACCTGCAATTTTTCCTGCGTCTTTAGTTGCTTGACGTTGGGCATCATTAAAGTATGCAGGTACAGTAATAACCGCTTTATCAACTGACTGCCCTAAATATGCTTCTGCGTCTGTTTTAAGTTTTTGTAAAATTTTTGAAGAGATTTGAGATGGTGAGTATTCTACGTCTAGTGCTTTTACCCAGGCATCTCCATTTCTTGATTTAATAATACTATATGAAACTGATTCTCTAACGCTTTTTGCTGTGTCGCTGTCATACCTAACGCCCATCAGTCTTTTAACTGCATGAATTGTATTTTCTGCATTAGTAACTGCTTGACGCTTTGCTGAAGCGCCAACAACTTCTTCATCCGCGCTAAAAGAAATAATAGATGGAGTAGTTCTAGCTCCCTCTGCATTTTCAATAATCTTTGCACTCCCGTTTTCAAATACCGAAACACAAGAGTTTGTTGTACCTAAATCAATACCAATTGTTTTACTCATAATTTATTCTCCAATGCACATAACCGTGCCAAAGTAAATAGTTTATAAAAATACCTAAAGCATCCCCAAAGGCAATGCTTATAGTACTTGTGTAGGCTATATAAGCTATCACTACATAGTCGTACCATTCAAGGCTAGTCCCAGAGTGATTCATAATGTTTACCAAATAGTGCGAAACCTTCATCCATTCGTGCTTGATGAGCATTTCTTGCATCCCGATCAATGATATGCTCTTTAGACCAGACAAGAGTTTTGTTGCCTTCTGAGTCTACTTCTCCCGCATCCCAGTCTATCTCACCTTCTTGAAGCACATACTGTTGTTCCCAATCAATTAGTTTTTGCTCAAATGACCAGATCATTTTATCTAAAATCTCATCCCATTGTTCTTCAGACATAGTACTAGGATAACTATGAGTTGATGCTTTAAGTTGTTTTAGCATAGGAACAATAATTTCAGCAAGGGTAAGATCCATACTCCAAGTATCCCAAGGGTCTATATGTACCTTTCTTTTTTGTTCTGGAAGATAATCAAAAAGTTTATATAACCAGTTGTGATAAAATCTGTAAGTAGGATAATTGCTAATATATACTTTCATAGTGAACTCATTTTATTAAAATTTTAAGCATTTGTCAAACAAAAAGCACGCCCAGTTTCCTGAGCGTGCTAGTTTGTGATTGCCCCTCCCGACAGGGGACTTACCAACTCGCTCACAAACAAACGAGACTAAACATCAATTTTCGGGCAGGATGAGTTTAGTACATCCCCGACAAGTTTTGGGTTAACTGGTACTTATCAAACCAGCCCCTCATCTACGAACATTTAGTTGTAGTGAAGGAAAACTAGGGTAGTCGCCACCAACCTCGCCAACTACCGTGCGGCAGGATACACCCTGTTGTTCCGCCCCGACTCTCAGTTTTAGGCCGATTTAACATGCCATGCCCCTGAGACAAGGGACTACTTGAAGAGAGAGGTTTGCACTCCATTTCCGAGTTCATAAGTCTCAGGTCTTGCTAATTAGACGATCTTCAAGCAGCAAGTGAGTGGCGCTTGTAAAACTAGTAATAACTGCTTACCACTCTAAATTGGGCAGAGCCTGTAAATAAACACAGGTTGCACCTTCCTCTATTCGCCCATAGTGGCATGGTGTAGAGGTTTCACCATATAGTGAAGTGATGAGAATATTTTTTACTCACAAGCGACTAGTCAGTATCTCGTATACCATTCGCCACAACAACCTGTTAGCTAGTTGAGCAGGAGCACTACTCCCCAGGTCTACTTTTTCCCGCTGACACAGGAATATTCAGTCACACTTCGATGTGGGAGCTACCCACACAAGAAACTGGGGGGAGAACTTTTAGGTCGCTCCCCTGCCCCTCACAGAGCCGACCGCGTTGATGTAGGTAACTGCAAAACCTGTCCAAGACGGCGATATTTTATGAGCAAGCTCAAGGACTGCGGCTCAGGTCTCGTATCGCTCGTGCCTAGCGTCACGGTAACGGCGGGAACCCGATGAGTTCTTCTTTTATGTCGCGCTCATTACGACAAGAGAGACAGGCTGAGACCGATTCCGTGACTCCGTTGCATCATTAACTGGTTTTACCTTGTGCTGTTAGTGTCCCGAAGGAGACTGTGTAGCCCAGAGGATGATGCCTACTCTCTCATTCAATAAATATATTATATAAAAATTTTAAGTTCTTAGCAACATTAAAATCAAAGGGGAGACTGCTTTCTGTACTAGCGAAGATTAATTTTACAGTGCCTAGTGAACTACCTTTGTAATACACATCTTTGGCGGATCTTGCTTTCCTTACTTACAGGACTCCCCATGAAATTTTGCGGATGGTTTTTTTAAGTTGGTTATCCATTCCTCAACAACAGAATAAGGGCTGATCACGACACCAAATCTGGTAATTGTCTATCAGCTCTCTCTGAGGTTCAGAGAGCATTTCCTTCTAGTGAAAACTAGAGTGCTATAGTAGGTGCTATTTTTGTCCGAATCTTATTCAGCGACTTAGGCATAACTGCCTTCTCATTATTTTAATATTATAAATAAAAATTTAGAGTTAGCCAATCAAATTTTTGAAAATTTTAAAGTAAGCCTATTACTCTAAGGTCATTTTTTTAGTTTTTCGCTTAACCAGATAAACGGAAAGATAACAACAAATATAGGCAACACAATAGCCCATAAAAGTAAGTCACTTACAGTTGATTCTTGTTCTTCGTGTTTTCCGTTTCCTGATGCAGCTCTTGTCCAATATACCCCACTATTGTGGTTCTTCGGTTTTAGTCCTGCTTGTCTCATCTATCATTCCAAAATTCATCGAAGTATTCAGCATAGAGTTTTAGAGATGCTCTAAGATTCTCTCTATCATAGACTTCTGCTTCGTCACTTTCATAAAAGTCTGTGAACAAGTATCTATCCAAATCGTCAATGATTTGAGCAACTAAAATATCCCAATTTTCTTGAGAAGTAAAATCATTCGGGAATGTGTCACATACTTTTTGATACTCTACAAGAGACCTGTACATCACATTAAGAATGATTTTATCAGCGTAAAAACCATCTTCTCGTTCAGTAAAAATGTCTATTCGTTCACAGTCAGTGTCTAACGAAGTCAGATTAGCTAACATATTATTTCTCTATTACTTCATCCATAAAAGTTTCAAATTGATCGAGCATTTCTTTATAGGAAAAAGCATCGACAACCTTCCAGTCTTTGTCTATAACAAAACTGTCATAATCTTCCATTTCTTCTAGTGCTTTAACCATCAAACAATGTTTATGCTGTGTTTTGTCTTTTTGAACATAAAAACCTCTACAATCACAAGAATAGTGACCACGATTATTTTTTGTAACATTGTAGGTGATTGGATCATCTTGTAGGTTAGTAACTTGAAAATCTGAATTAGTTATTTTTTTAACTGCATACATTCAACTCTCCTTGATTATTCTTAATAATATCAAAAAATTTAATGTTAAGCAAGAACTAATTGAAATAATTGGTAGGCCAGTCTGGATTCGAACCAGAATCGCTCTCTAATCTGGAGACTGTGCCGCGTATAAGGCGGGTGTTTTACCATTAAACTACTGGCCTATTGGTACTCCCGGAGGGACTCGAACCCCCAACAACACCGTTATGAGCGGTGGGTTCTAACCAATTGAACTACAGGAGTAAATATTCGAGTTATCCAAGATTTTTTAGGACTCGATTGATACTTATGTATAAATTCTGGCGAGTAGTCTTGTGTTAAATAGTATGCTAAAGCAGCTTTAGCAATAGCTGTTTCGACTAGATTAACTTGAGAATCAGTATAGGCTTTCATTTTAAGCAAATCGTTTTCAGTAAGTTCTTTACCCCAATGGTCAATTAATGTTTTTGCTATAGCTTCTAGCTCAAGTTGCTTTTCAAAAGCATCAATTTCTAGATCTGCCCAAAAATCATTTCCCATCATCTGTTGTATCTCCCATTCTGAAAAAGTATTTTTTCATTGCAATAGCTAAGTCATCCCCTTCGATATATACCCTGCTTGAAGGTATGCCTTCTTGAAATAAAGTAGCAAAAAGTTTACCATTATCAATAGCAAACTCTATTTCAATATTTGTCCCTTCAAATCTGTATTTCATGCTATCCTCATGTTTGGTACGGACGGCGAGACTCGAACTCGCACGACTTAAAGTCTCAGGATTTTAAGTCCTGTGTGTCTACCTATTCCACCACGCCCGCATATAATTAATCTTTTTCTGTTAATTCTTTAATACGAGCATAAGCAGCATATCGCGCTTCTGTTTCTTCTTTTAGTTGATGTTTTAGTAGTTCAATTTCGTTACTCAGTTGTATTACCATTTTTCGATAGTATTCAGCTTCTTTGTCAGTCTGGTCGACTGCTTCTTGCTTTTGTAGCACAGGTTTTTTTAAAGGTATGCCAAAAGAATATTCCATAGTAATTAACCTCATTTCATTTTATATTTATATAATATAATAAATTTAAGTAGCTGTAAAGTATAAATTGGCACAGGTGCGAGGATTTGAACCCCGACTTCCGGTTTTGGAGACCGTCGTGCTACCATTGACACTACACCCATATGGCGGAGAGACAGGGATTCGAACCCTGGAAGGGCTTGCACCCTTGCTGGTTTTCAAGACCAGTGCCTTCAACCACTCAGCCATCTCTCCATTTGGCGACTCCGGAAGGATTCGAACCCTCGACCCACGGCTTAGAAGGCCGTTGCTCTATCCAGCTGAGCTACGGAGCCAAGTGTTATTACTTTTGTGCAACACAATAAAATGCGTGGTTCAAATCATATCCTTGAGAAACAAAACTTTTAGACCAAAGATTATCCATATCTTCAAAGTAGTATTCCATCAAATTAGGAGTCAATGCGTGAATATGCTTTCTGTTATGCCAAGGACGCCAATATTTTTGATCAAAATGAGGTAGATATAGAAATAAAATACCACCTGGTTTTAGTTTAGAATTCCAGTACTCAAGTGCTTCTACATAGTTAGGTAGATGTTCTAAGCAGTGAGAAGAGAAAATATAATCTACTAAAGGAGGCACATCAGGAAGGTTATAAGCATCCCAAGGATCGTCAAAATCTAAATCAATTGGGATAGCTCCAGGATACGCCCATTCTTTTTTCATACATCCAATATCAAACCCAATTCCTGAGAGTATTTCTTGAGCAAAAGGAATAGCATACTTAGACGCATGACCTTTTGTTTGGAGTATAGGATATTCCTCTCCTTTAAATTCAATTGTTTCCATTTTGTAGTAACCTATCTATTTTCTTTTCAATACTTTGAAGAGTAGTTTCAATATCTTTTATAAGATCTTTTACATCTTTTGGCTCTTTTGTCTCTTCTCGTAACCTTCTAAGCATATAAGCCTCATAAGACTCTCTCATCTTAGTCTCCTGTAATGAGTTAATTCATACATTCGCTTAAATGATTTTGCTTCTGAAGAAGAAAAAAACCTAAACCAAACAGTATTTCCAAAACCATACTGCCACTGTGTCCAGTCCCACATATACTCACAATTATCTAAACACCATTGTTTTAGTACTTTAAATTCGGCACTATCATATGTGAACTTTGTTTTAAAAAATTCAATAGAATCTCCTTGAATACCTTTATTAAAAGATTCAAATTTCTTATTTTCTTTACAAAACTCATATGCTTTTTGATCGGACCAATTCTTCTTTATCATATTTTTCTTTTACCTTTGTATAAATTCTTTTAGCAGTAGTCTTATTACCATAAAAAAGAACAACATTATTTACATAGATAATACAACGCATATTATCTATCTCTTGCATCTTCAATATGGGTTTCTGATTTCCAGACAATTTGGCCCTCTAAAACATATTCTACTGCGTGGATGTAATCTTTTTCTTCATCATTTAATATATTCCAAAATTTAGTAATAGAATAAAGATGTTCTCTGACAACTTCAGGTCTATTAAGATGATAATTATGATTCATCCAGTTCTCAAGTATATCTAGTCTTTGATTAATTTTTTGCTTTAAGTCTGTCATATGGTACACCCTACGGGATTCGAACCCGTGTTGCCGCCGTGAAAGGGCGATGTCCTAAACCACTAGACGAAGGGTGCTTGGAGCGGCATATCGGATTCGAACCGATGACAAGAGCTTGGAAGGCTCGCATGTTACCACTACACCAATGCCGCGTCATATTAAAGATACTCTTCAACAATTTCTAACTTATCTTTGTAGTCTGCCATTTCAGCAATTTCTTTTTCAATTTCATCCATAATGTCGCCATGCTCTCCAATCCCAGCTGGATTCTCTAGCAAGTTTTCAACATTAATTAGATGTTTTTCAATATGTGCTTCAAAGTGAAGACGAAGTGCTTCTTTGATGCGTTCTTGCATACTAATATGTGATCGTTGTTTCATTTTACCCTCATTAAAGTTGATGTGGGCTAACCGTTGACCCACACGCGTGTATTAAGGCACGACCCTACCCAGGTGGCACCATCTGCTTAGTTATTTTACAAGAGAAGCAGAACTCTTAAACTGGTGCCCATGGAGGGAGTCGAACCCCCACGCCGTAAAGCACAGGTACCTAAAACCTGCGTGTCTACCAATTCCACCACATGGGCTTGTGGCTCCGACTGCAGGACTCGAACCTGCGACAGGGTGATTAACAGTCACCTGCTCTACCAACTGAGCTAAGTCGGAATATGGTGCTGAGTGGAGGACTTGAACCCCCAGCCTCTGGAGTACAAAACCAGTGCTCTACCAGTTGAGCTAACTCAGCATTATTAATATAAGTATATTATCAAAATTAAAACCTAAAAGCAAGCAAAAAATAAGGGGCTTTACTAAGAAAGCCCCTTAATGTGTAAGTAACTGATATTACTTAATTTTTATGGTACGAGGCTTTTTCTCTTCTGGAATTATTCGTTGTAAGTAGATTTGTAGCATACCATTTACCATCTCTGCATCTTCTACAACAACATCATCTGCTAAAGTAAAGTGTCTTTTAAACTTTCTTTGAGCAATACCTCTGTGTAGCCACGTTTCTTGTGCGTTGTCAATCTCTGCTGGATCGTGCATTATTGTTAAGACTCCATCAGAAACTTCTATTGATAGATCTTTTTTATTTACTCCAGCTAGAGCGATTTCAATCTTGAAACTATTACCTTCTTTAAGAATATTATATGGAGGATACCCTGTACTAGCAGAGGCGTGCTCCATATATCTGTGCATATCATTAAAGATTTTATCAAATCCTACAGCGTAGGGCGTAAGTTTATTTATATCAAGTAGTGCTTTATTCATTTTATATCTCCTTTTAAAGCAAGATAAGCTAAAAACCCATTAGGCGTTTTTAACTTCAATGATTATTTTTTAATAAAGTTTGTAAAGCTAGAACCTGTTGAAGACATTACCTTTTTAACTTCAGTTTCTTCTTCCTCTTCATCTTCATCTTCTTCCTCAACCTCTTCAACTACAGGTGCAGGTGCAGCAGGTCTTGCAATAGCCTCTTCTTGAGCATCAAGCCATTTTTGACGAAGTTTTTCTGATTCTTCTTTACTAATGTCATTAGCCTTTAAAAACTTATTTACATCATTAATTGTAGCAAATCTAAGTATCATATCAAGCATATTATTCATCCTTTTTTAAGAAGCTGATTAGGTCTGATAAAGAATCTTTTGTGGCTCCTAGAAAACCTCCTGTATCAAATTGGACAATTTCCTCTAAGTCTCTTAGCAGTTCTTTTTTACTTTTACCTGTTTTTTTAATATAGTCAGATTTCATAGGTATATACAAACCTTCTCTAACTAGCTTACTTCTCACGCTTCTTATTGTTTTGTTTAGTTCTTCAGCGATAAACTCGATATTCTCTGTACCGAATTCATCATAAAGTTTTTTTAATTTTTTTGTTTCTTCTTCTGAGTATGCGTTATTAGTCATTCACCTAACCAAAAGTTTTTCCATTCTGTAAATTCATGAGGCATCATACCAAGTTTACGCTCAAGTTCCATCTCAGAGCCAAACTCAGACAAGACCGTATCCCATCTTTCTTTGTCGATCAAAAGTCTTAAAACTTCTAGTTCTTCATCATCAATTAGTTCAAAACTAATCATCGTACGTCCTGTCTCTTCTAATGTAGTGCCTACTTATTGTTCCATCTTCAAACTCTAGATAACCTTCAGCGCCATCCATATTTTCTAAGATTCTAGATCCATCATAATGGTTTTCGAACCTCAAGTCAAGAGAAGATTCTTTTAATCTGGCGTCATACCCCCAACTATCTAAATCTGCTCCAATCTCCTTAGCAAAGTCTTCAGCGTCAGACTTAGAAACAAAGTGTGTGCTAGGTAATCTTATTTTCATTGTCGGCAATGTTTTCATCTCCTTCAAATACAACTGCTAGTCCAATAGATTTTGCAGATGTATTACTATGCATTACTTCAATCAAATCACCAGTAATATCTAACATATGAGTCCCTGGATGATCTACATTTAAATATCTTGAAACTATAGCACTCGCTATAAAAGAGAAACTTTCAATATCTTTTACAGTTTGATGATTAGAATACGGATCATACCCTAAATCTTCTAACAAATCGCACATTCCAATAAAGGATTCTTTACCTACTATTTTAATTAAGTCAAGTTCTTCATCGTCTCTTATTTTTTTAGTATCTTCTACTTTAGTTTTTTCTTTAATTTTTTTATTGAAATCAATGACCTCAGCCATGAAATTCTCCTTTTAGAATGGAAGATTTGTTATCCCAATAATTAATAATTGGAATACCATATTTTTCTGCTTTTACAACTTTACTAGTTGCTTCACCAGAAGATAACAAGTAATCTACATCTTTAGTAAGACTATCTTTGATAATAATATTATACCTAGACAAATGATCTGCTAAGTCTTGCTTTGTCATGTCTAACTTTCCTGAAATACAAACTACTAATGTATCTATTTCAGTTGAGTTAGAATCAGTAGTTATTTGTTTATTTAATTCATAAGGTAGATCATAAACCCATTCTTCATTTACATCAAGCCAAGCCAGAATATTATCTGTAGTTTTAGGGCCAATCCCATCAATTGCTTGATATTGAATATCTCTTAGCCTATCAAAACTTGGTATAAAATCAGTAATAGTTTTAGCGGTACTTTTACCAACGCCAGGAATACCAAGAGAAGCTAATACTTGTTCATAAGGTTTAGGCCTTGCTAACTCCTCTAGTACTTTTTCTCCGTTTTTACCCATTTCTTCCCAAGGAGTTTCTTCTGAGAAAAGATCTGTAGGGTGTTTAAGATTAAGCTTCTGTATCCATCTAGGCCCAAGCCCTTTAATACCGAGTTGCTTAACAAAGTATTCTACTGATTTTTGAGCATCTGCAACAGAGGCAAATAATTTAGGACCTTGCCTACGCAATGTCATACCGAGTTGTTTTTCTGCATCTGCTAAACAGAATCTAGGAAAGGAGGACTTGGAAAGTACCTTTACAAACTGAGGAGTAATTTGTCTCTCAATAACAATCTGATCACCCGGACCCAAATCGTGCTCTTCAATAAATTCAATATTATGTAGAATAACACGAGAAATAGTTGCATCATCAATAACTACAGGTTCCACTACTGCTACTGGAGTCACAACCCCTGTGCGTCCTAAGTTCCAAACAATATCTTGAATAGTGGTAGTTGCCGTCATAGCCGCACGCACTTTCAGTGCGACTGCAAAGCGTGGATATTTAGAAGTATGCCCAAGTAACTTTTCTCTTTTGTATGAAGCTACCCGATATACGCTTCCATCTTGTGGATAGGGATCACAGTTCCAACTTAATACCGAAGAAAAACCTTCATCATGAGCTAGATTTATTCTAGCTTGATAATCTAGTTCTGTGCCTAATACATCATGAATAATAAATCTTAGTTTTCTATCAGCAATATCTTTTGCATTTTTTACGCCTAAAGAACCACTAACAAAATTTCTGAAATTATCTACATTTTTATCTGTAACCACTTCACCTACAAAAGTAAGTGGGTTCTCATACTCATCTGATAGTTGAGGGATAGCTCCTGCAATATGAGAAACAAGATGAGATACGTCTTCACCGTACTCACCATCTCCACGAGTTAATGCGTGACGAAAACTCCCATCTTCATTATAAGTAATAGATAAATTTGCTCCGTCAAGTTTTGGCGTTTTGATTGAAAACTCTGATTCAATTTCTTTTTCGTCATAAACCTTTTTAAGAGAGTATAGCCTATAAGGATGTTTTATCTTACCCCCACTAAATCCTACTCTAACTGTAGGAGAAGACGAGTCTCGCCATCCTTGACGGTTTTCCATCTGTTCAAGTTTATCGTACAAAGAATCATACTCTTCATCTGATATTGTAGGTGAAGATTTATCATAGTAAAGTTTTGCGTGATGCTTTACTGTTTCTAGTAACGATTTATAGTCTTGTAGATTCATAAAGTTTATCTTTCTCTATCTTCTTTATTACTTTATCGCATTTTACACAAATATAGTCTCTAGACTGTAGAGCACTACGCTCACTTGCTTCTTCTAATAGATCTCGTATCAACTCAACACAGTAGTTTAAAGGGTTTTCTTTAATGAAGTCAAAAATGTAGTTGCGTATTGCTTCTCGCTCTTGTTCGTTATTTAATACTGAGTGTGCGCTAACTCCTAGTTGCTCACTCAGTAGGTTTACTTTCTGTTGTTCCATTTTGTACAATCTCCAAACTATTGACAGTCTTAACAAATTCATCTACTGTTTTTGTTAACTGTAAAGTTCCTTGTAAAAATAAAGGCCAAAGAGCTATAGTTAAATAAGTAGCTGCTAAAAAAGAGAATAATTTAACGAGCACGTTTCGCATCTTCGTTCCTCATATAATTACGGAAGTCAAACTCAATTTCGTCAAGACGATCTTGTAACTCTGTAGAATCTTCAATTTCTTGTGAGTGTCCAAAGTATTCCATATACATATCGTTTTCTTCTTCAGGAGTTAGTTTCCTTCTAGGTGAAGGGAAATCTGAAGTAAATTTAATGTCCATATCATTTTGCCTTTCTGCCCAGTTATAGACGCCTCTTGTTAGTGTTGAAGTAAAACTAAAAATAGCTATACACGGTAACACTAGAAAAAATAAAAACACAAATAAACTAGTTATTGTTTCCATGATTATTTAATATACCATATTGTTAAGGTTATTGGCAAGTATTAGTTTAGAGAATATCTAAACAACGGAGTTTCGAGTTCAGATTTATCGAAGGGTTTAGGTTCTGGTAAGATTATTTTTTCAGTTTTGAACTGCTGAATATCTCTTTTCAATGAATCTGTAGATAGGCCAAAATAAATCATATTAGATAAAGTGTTTGTGCCTAACATACCAGTTCTACTTCTATTCAATCTAAGTAACTCAAAAGGTTCAAGTTGTAAACTTTTTACTTTATTTTTTATATGATCAAAGAAAATCATAGGTGGGAAACAATTTATACTAAATATGTAGTCATATATATTTATTTCTTTAACATATGTATCATTATATATTACTACAAGCTCGCAGTTAAGTTTAATCTTAATTTTGTTGGTGAAAATCACACTAAAAAGTAAATCTTCATACACATAGTGACCTTCCTTTATTTTTAACATTCTTCCCGAATCTAGTATAATTTTAGTATACTGTTCTAAATAAGAGAGCATTGAAGGATCAAATACATCAACTAGAACTCTATATGGTTCGTTACTCATAAGACTTTTTACTCCAGTATAAAGATTTATAAGCATCTATACCCGTTTTGTCTAAGCTTTGAGTTATTTTTTGTACTTTATCCTCAAATACTTCATCAAAAATTGTATGAGTCCACTCTTCTCTTTTAAAAGGAATAACTTGAACCATAGGATATCCTTTAGGTATCTCTATTTTTTTACTGTCTTTTTTGATTGTGAAAGGAAATGCGACTGCATTTTCATAGGTATCAGTATCAACTATAGCAGGAAGCATAGTGAAACTTTTATTTGATTGATAAAACGGTTGAGTAAATAGACAAGAGTATCCAGGAGGAGTTTTTACCACCCAGATATTATCATATTTACAAACATACTCATCTTCAAAAGGAGCATTAGTATATTGATTTAGTACATGACCAGAAAATAAGAGCCTACCTTCATCTCCATACTCTATCTCATTACCATCTATCTCAATGCTAACTGGATCAACTAAAGGTATAATATATCCTGTAGACAATATGTCAAACACAGGCATACAGTTTTTAATCGTACCACCTTTGTCTCTAGCATACTCCTCTTGCTTATTATCTTTTCTTTTAGGAGTGTTTTTGTACCACTCTTGTAGTCCTTTTTTAGCAGGATAAGGCTTAGGATATTCATCTTTTAAATTCCAAGTAAGATTAAGTATCTCTCCACTAAGTAAAGATATTGACCGAGAACAGTTTTTTTGCTTTAAGAAAAACTCAATTTGCATTATCTAAATAAGTAACCAGTTCATTATAACCCCCAATCGACTCATTGTCGATTTTAATTTGAGGCACAGTTCTAGCATTTGGGAACTCATTAAATAAATCTTCTTTTGTAATCCATTTTTGATTATCTTTTAGATCCATGTGTTTATTGGTTGGATCTTGAATAATAAATTCTTTAAAAGGAATTTCTTTTAGGTTAAGTAAGTTTTTTGCTTTTACACAAAAAGCACAATTTGACTTAGAATAAATTTCAATTTGCATTTTCTTCTCTCAATATGTTATACGCTTCTTTTAACGAACTGATATAAGTACCATTAATAAATATGATAGGTATAGAATAAAACTTCCTATCGTACATCTCTTCTATATCTGCATACTCAAAGTCATGTGCGATTTGTGGATACTGACTATCTCTTAATCTATAGTACTGAAGATCAGTTTTATCTGACCAGTAGTCAATAAAATCATTTGAAGGTATGCAACTAACTTTAGAGTAGATTGTTACTTTAGGCGTCATCATAAATATTTATCTCATCAAGGTAACGTAACATTGTTTTAGCGTCACTAACCTCAAATGGATCAGTAGGTGATCTATCTCCAAAGTCAGGTTCGGTAAATAGTTTTCTAACTCGTCTATCATCTACGAGCATTGAATATCTCCAAGAACGCATACCAAAACCTAAGTTTGATTTATCTACAAGCATTCCCATCATACGAGTAAAATCTCCGTTACCATCTGGTAACATTTTTACTTTTTCTATGTTTTGATCTTTTGCCCATGCATTCATAACAAAAGCGTCATTTACTGAAATACAATATACATCATCTACTCCAGTAGATAAAAAGTTAGCGTAGTGTTTTTCGTATTCGGGTAAATGAGTTGAAGAACAAGTAGGGGTAAATGCTCCTGGAAGTGCAAATACTACAATCTTTTTTCCTGCAAAAAGCTCTTTAGTAGTTTTTTCAATCCATTCTCCCCCTTCTCTCATTTTAAAGGTTACAAAAGGTATTTTCATAATAGTTCTCCTTATATACCATGTCATATAGTATATCAAGTTGCTAAGTTCTAAGCAATATTTAATTAAAATTATCTTAAGTTGAAACTCATACTAATTCTAGTTTCATTAGTCTCATTAGGCTCAACATAGTGTTCTAACCATGATGGAAAAATTATACATACTCCTTCTTCAGGAGTTATAGGATAATTTAAACATCTAATCTTTTTTTCTGACATTGACACTCTTTGTCTAGGATCAACAAATACTATTCTACCTGCTTTTCCTGCAGGAACTTTTACATAAAAGACACCAGAAAGTTCGGCACCATGAATATGCGCCATGTTGAAAGCATTAGGGTAATTAATATTAGCCCACATTGACTCAAAATAAAAGTTATCATAACAATAGTCAGAAAACTGTTCTTTTATTTCTGTATTAGCTACTCTTAGTATTGCATTTTTTATATAGTCTAACCATTCATATTTATGAATATCATCAGGGCTTTGCCACCCTAAAAAGTTACTTTTATCTCTATTAGGTAGTACCTTACTCATTTCTAAAAGAGTAACTTCAAGTTGCTTTAAATAATCTGTGTCTGACAACTTAAAGCCCCAAATAGGGGTTGGAAACAGTTCGTGTTTAAAACTCATACTACTTCTTTCTTAAAATTGTAGTCTCGCTCTGTTTTCCTGTAGTAAGTTTCTTACCAGGAAAGGATAGAATTTCTGAAAAATGATGTGATAGTTTAAATACTTCTCTCTTGTATTCTATTCTATCTGTATCATCATAAATAATTAAACCATCTTGTTTAACCCTAGAAAGTGCTAAATTTAAACATCTGTTCCTAGCTCTTCCATCAACAATAACCATATCAAACATTTCTTGTGGATAATCATTTATAGTTAAAGCAAAAGCTTTAAAAGAGTAACCTTTAGCTGAAGAAAACTTAGCTATATATTCTGGATCTTTAGCTAAATCAGGAGCCATATATCTTATCTCACAGTTAGTGATATTTGCATTATCTATATAATCTTGCATATAAACACTAAACTCTTTGAAATACTCTATAGACCAAATTTTATTACACCTTCTAGCAAACCAAACTGTAGAGGCTCCAGTTCCCCACTCAAATATATTCCAATCTTTCATATTTACATTGCTCAACCAAGCAATACTAGACTCTGTAAAATCAGGTATTTCTAACTTAACAAGCTCTTCGTTTATACGTTTTCCTCGCATTTTAATCTCCGTGTACTAGTGACCTAAAATCTATAGATTGATCAGATTTATGTTGTCCGTACTTTTTACCTTCAATATTTGTCCACACAAGAGAGTCTGGCGCGTCATATAGTTGATCACAGTTTTTACAGTAATCAATTTCATCAAATCTCTCATTTCTATGTGCGTTTCTTAATCTTTTATACTCTTTGCTTCTCCAAATTTCTGTAAGCGATTCTGTTTCAAGATGCCCTAACACTGCTTTTGAATCTTGTCCTAACACATAACAACAAGGTACAACAGCTCCATACTTACCTTCGAGCCCTCCGGCTCTGACGTTGAGATAAGGTGCAAACGGTCTGCCGCAACTGCGTTTTTCTTTTTTAGGGCGATCATAAGGAGTTTCAAATTGACCTCCCCAGTTATGCATCATCCATATTTCAGCATCAATATCTAAAGGAGTAATCCAATTAAGTTTATACTCTACTATTTCTTGAGATATATTATTATTATCTAGTATTAAGTGATAAGATGAAATATTTGTTTCATAAGCGCTTTTATCTAAGATTCTTAGAAATGTTCTACAGTTTTGATATACTGTATTAAAAGCATCTTTGCTCATCCAATGTTTATAGGTATCTCTATCATACCCAATAACACTAACTCGAATAGTATCAAGTCCTGAATCAAGTAGTTTTAAACTCATATCTTCTGTTAAATTAAAGCCATTAGTTACGATACTACAAGCAATATTATACTTAGATGCTATTTTAATGTATTCATCTATATTTCTATTAAGTAAAGGTTCACCACTGCCTTGTAAGTTTATATCTGAGCATCCAGCTTCTTGAAGCTCATCACATATTTTTTCAAATAGTGATAGTGGCATCTTTTTTAAAAAGTCTTTTTCTCTTCCAGTAGCTTGTGGACACATTGGACAAGCATAATTACATCCACCATTAATTTCTATACTCGCATTTTTTATCATACAAAAGCCCATTCTATTCTATTATTATTTTTTAAGTATGCTTCATCTAGCTCTGGTTTATGGACGGGTGCAGGCTGTACTATTTTTCTAACTGTATGAATTTTAACTGTTTTATAAAAATCAAAGTTCAATAGCGTAATTTTAGAGGTTGTATAGCGTAAAAACCAATAAGCTGCAATTGTGCCTGTAAGAGGTCTATCAATATTTATCTCTTCTGTCATCTCTTTCCAATATTTTGGATCCCAAAAATATGTTTTATTATACCACTCTTCTGGATAATTTCTGATCATATTAGATCCGTCTCTATCTCCATTACCTCTAATAATAAACTTCTCATTATTAGAACCAGAAGACTTATAGTGTTCATCTAAACCATTACAGTAGTTGTTAAACCAAATATCACAATCTCCCCATCGTCTACTAGAGTTTAATCTAACGACAATAGGATAGTTTATTTTCAAGTGAGATATATCTTTACTAGAGCCTACAATTACAATAGGTTTATCGCCTATATAAGAAATTATATCTGACTTAAGATGTTCGCTCCTAGAAAGTATGGTTTCTAAAGAGTTCATATTCTTTTAACCACAGATCTGCATACTCACATTGTTTATATTCATCAAACCAAGGTCCTCCCTCAGTATAGTGTAACGCCCGTGGAGTACCATCTTGTGGCTCTTGATACCACCCAACGAGCCAATTCCACTCTAAAGATATTTCTCCAATATCAAAATCATTTAGCCAGCTAAATCTATGTAAGTAAGATGGAGAAGCCTGGTTTATTGTATCTAACGAAAGTTGAGCATTAGATGGATGAGCACAATTCCAAATTATTAAAGAACTCCAGTTTTTTCTAGGATACTGAGACTGTTCTTTTCCGTCCATTTTAGTTTTATTTGTAGGCTTATAGTCATGTTTTACAACATATACGGCAAACTTTGTATCTAAGCTGCTAATTAAGTCTCTAACATCCTTAAGCCAAAGAAAATCACAATCGCAATATATTGCCCATCCCTCATACTGGTTAAGAAAGGGAACCATAAATCTAGTATAAGTAAATTCTGTAGACGCTCTATCATCTTTTTTCCTCGTGTAAAAACCATTATCTCTAAGTTCTTTTTGTATTAAAGGTTTGATTGTAATATTAGTTGACGAATGCCTAAGAAGAGAAGAAACGCAAACTCTCCAAGCTGCGTCTTCTCTAGCATCATAACCAATATAAACATTTGTCATTTTTTCTTAGCTTTCTTCTTCTTTACCTTTTTCTTAACTCTCTTCTTTTGTAAATTTTTGAGAGTAGAAGTTTGGAAGATCGGGGCTGTTATCATACGAATTATCCCTTTCAATGTCCCATTCTTCACAGATACTGCCAGTTTGTACCTCTAAAACGTGACATCTTTCATTTTTAACATTAATAGCTTTGTGCCATTGACCAGAGAATATAGTTGTAGTACCGAATAAACTTAAATTCTCTACAACTCCAGATCGTCTATCTATTATACAAGAACCTTTCAAGACATACCAATGTTCATTTCTATATTTATGTTTTTGCATAGAGAGTTCTTTATTAGGCTCTATTACTAGCTCTTTTATTTTATAGCCTTTTTGTTCTTCTAAAACTCTATACCAGCCCCATTCTCGAATTGTTTTTGGGGCTTTCCATTCTTCTAATATCCAGCTAGAAGAGTTCTTTTTATTATCTCCCCCAACACCAAATGCGAACATAACCCTAAGATTATTAGTAAAATGTTCAAGCTCAGGTATATTACCTTGTACTCTATCCCCTCCATTGGCAAATACTATAGACTCACTTGAGGGGTACATAGATAGAGTTTTATTGATAGCATCAGTAGCGCTATCATTACTATCATCAAAAGAGATAACTTCATCAACCATTTTTAAAGAGGATAAAACTGAATATCGTTCTTCAAAAGGCATGAAAGGCCTACCCTTTTTACGGGTAAGCCAATCATCGCTGTTTAAACCTACTACTAGTTTATCACCTAATTTTTTAGCGTCATCAAAGTAGTCTATATGCCCAGAGTGAAGAGGATCAAATCCTCCAGTTACTAGTACAATTGTCATTTACAGATACTCAAAATAGCTCTGATTTGCTGTTCTTTTTCGTCTAACTCTTCTTCATTTTGCTTTAACAAAACATTTGCTGCAGCTCTAACTGCTGTTGAGTTAAGACCGTATGTATCTTTTAGATACTTTACTCGTCTGTTTATCTCATCTCGTGAATCTGATATTGCTCCTAAAAAAGCTACTATCGCGTCTAAACATTCTGAGACATCTTCTGAATCAATTGGCTTGATCTCTTTTGCAACTTTACTCTGTTTCTTTTCTAGATCCCTATCTGACAACTATCCCTCCATTATAGGTTTTTATGTAAAAATCTGATATATTCATCCATACTATGATCATATACAGAATCAAATAATTGAAGCTTTGACCAGGCTCTAATTCTACCTCTCATTGAATCGACAAATCTCTGAAATTTATTCATCTTAGCAATTTTTCCAGTATAAGACAAGTAAATAGGTTCACAAGTATGTCTAAATCCCATAATATAAAGTGGAACTTTTGGTACAATATCGTTATTATTTACAACTCTATAATGCTTTGTTTTAAAATGATCAACCCAATCTGAGTCTCCGACTCGAGGTGATCCATAGGTATAACATTCATCAGCAGAGAAACGTCTTGCACTAATAGTAGCTAATGCTCCTCCTAAAGAATGTCCACAAGTGATAACAGTTTTGCCACTTCTCCTTGCTTCAACCCATTGAGATAGTGCATTCCAAATCTGATCTAAAGCTTCTTTAAATCCTGTATGAACATCTCCTAAACCACTATGAGAAGAGGTTTGCCAAGCTTTCAAATCTGCTGCTAAATCAGCCATTTGATCGGGCTCAGTACCTCTAAAAATAATAATTATTGAGTCTGGTGTTTCAATAGAAACAGCCTGTGTACCGTTTCTATCATATGTTTGTTTATCTATTTCTCCCTCTATAGATATATCTTCCAAGTTTCCATAAACTTGTCCCGATAGCTTTGCGTAGCGTATCAAGTTTTGAATCATTGATGGTTCTCGACTTATAAATGATTTCCCCAATCAACATTCGCACATCAATTGGAGTTACTTTTTCATCTATATAAATGAAAACCCCCTCATTATCGTGAATAAGAGTATATCTCTTATCTTTAAATCTTTTAAATAGTTTTCTTAGCTTACCAGGCGTACGCACTTTCAGTGCGACCCAGCTATCTTCATATAGCTGTTCTACTTGAAACTTATCTACTCGTTCTAAAGAACGCACAAACTGCCTAGCTATTACTTCTCGTTCAATACTAGAAGGTTCTTGATCATTCTGAAATAAATAATTACTCATCTCTCTGCCAACCAGGATTTTCTTCTATTTTTTGTGCTCTCATTGTTTCAAACTGAATTTGCTTAAGTCGTTCTTGGTCAAAGTCATATATAGCTAAGAGAGCATAATGCATAATCTTAAACAGATCTTTTTTATTTTTACCGTCTTTTTTACCAAATCGTTGAGCATATTTCATGATATTGCCTAAACAAAATCCTTCACCATGTCCTGAATCAATAATAAACTCTGTTGCTTGAAATTGATTCATTGAATAGTGTTGAGAGTAAGTAGAATTTACATATTCAACAAACTCTTGTATGATTCTATCTTCTTCATACTTGTATTGTTTTTCTACTGACACTGTAGCTTTTCTCCCGAATACTCTATCTCTGAATTAATAAAGTCATAAAACTTTTGAACAGCAACCTCTTTGAATTTAGCTTCTACATCAAAATCTGCATATTGAAGCATAGGAACATGACGAGCCATTAGTTCTTCATCCCAGTATGTTTCTGAATGCGCATTAGGCTTCATCCAGTAGTCTGGATTTTCGGGATGAAACGACTGAGACTTGTGGAACAGCGGGCGTACGCTTTTCCAGCTTTTAACTGCTTCGATAAAGAGGTCGTCTGTATGAGAGATGTGTTTGACATCTCGCACTTTTCTATTAACTGTTTTTTCTCCGAAAGCGACTTTTTCTGTTTTAACCATTCGATGGCAGGCATAGTGGTGTGTGTCAAGTGTACAGCGGATCGGAATTCTCTGTGCAAGTTCAACGGTATGTTCAATGTCGTATCCGTTGGGCTTATCTTCATTCTCGACTGCGAGACACTGCTGTGCGTAGTCGGAGAGATAGGGGAAGTGCGTAGCAAACCGTTTGATCCCAGCTTCATGTGTTCCTCCATATAGTCCCTGAAGATGAATGTTCATTACAAAGTCTTTAGCTTCAATACCCATTAGTGAGCCATATAGTGCGTGATACTCTAGATCTTTAATAGAGTTTTCTACAACACTTGGCTTATCAGAAGCCAGAACAGTATATTGCCCAGGATGGACACTAACACGTATTTCATTTTTACGTGCACTATCTCCTGCTCTAGAGAGAATTTCTGTAATATCTTCCCAAATTTCCTGATACCACTCACGGGTAAAGTCGAGAGTGTAGCAAGGAAATAACTCAGATGAGATACGAAAACTGCGTAAATGTACTGGTTGAGTTGGAAAATATGTTTCCAAAACATCCGCCAACTTACGGCAATTCTCCAAAGCTTTTGTTTGAACACGCTCTTTTCCACCTTCTTTAAGCGCATAGGTTTTTGTGGTTGTTCCAAAATTATACCTTTTTGCAAGCTGCTTATCATGAAACTGGCAGCACTGTGAGATGCGCCAATTAGTTTTTGTTTTGTTGAAATACATAAAAAACTCCTGATTAGAATGTATATCTACTATACGCTAATCAGGAGTAGTTGTCAATTACAATTTTGATTTAACTAGTCATCATCTTCAGATTCATTAGAAGTAATTGAATAATCACTATACTTATAAAAGTCGTAAACTGTGTCCATATATTCTGATGCTAAAGTTACTTTAGACTGTAACCAAGCAGGAAACTGTTCATCATCTTCGATCATTTTGATAAGCTCAGAGGCTTGAGCTTCCATACGTCTAAGCTGAGTACGAACCATATAGCCTTCATAATCATACTCTTCACCAGGACCTGCCTTTTGTGTAAGTTGCTTTTCTCGTTCATGAAGTAGATTGACTAAATCTTCTTTAACAACTTCATCAAGTTCCCAATTAGGATCTAATAGGTTTTTATTCTCAATGCTCATCTTCTAGGTCCTCCTTTTTTGGGAGACTTTTTAGAACCACCTGGGCCTGCCCAAAGTTTTTTACGCGCCCAGTAGTTAGCGGAAAACTTATCATTTTTTGTTAACTGACCCGATTTATTTTTGATGCCTGCGCTACGAGCCATATAACTTTTACGTGCTGATTCTGAATAGTTATGTCCGTAACCTTTATGCCCAAAACGAACTACTTTGATCTCATCGCCTTTTTTAGCGAGCACAACTTGTTTGTGTTGAGATCCAGAAGTGTTGCGTTTTGGTTTATTAAATCCTGGAAATGTTTCTCCACGATACTTAATTTTTCCGCTTGGAAGTCGTTTTGCGTCTTTTGCTTTTGCCATTGTTTTATCCTTTACCAAATATATGTTGTGTTTTAAACTTGTGAGCCTGAAGCCAACTCTCTATTGAAATCAAAAGTAGCTGATTATGTTCTACCTTATATTTGTTAACTTCTATGAAAACTTTTTTACTATTTGTTTTTATAAAATCCAACTTAAGACTATTAAGTTTGAATATTTCCGACAGCATTGAAACCAGAAGTAAACTCTGCTATGTCTGTAGCAGGAGAATCACTAGCAAAAGGATATTTTTGAATAGAGTTATCTAATGTGGGGTCTGCTGGTGTTCCAGTAGGACCTGCATATCTACCTGATAAATTATACCCATGAGTAGTACTAGAGCTGCCAGTTGTGTGATCTTGTCTATAAGCTAACTCTGCAATATCTGTTGCATTTGTATCTGATGAAAAAGGAAATTTTTCAATTTGGTCTGAAGCAGGAGTAGTAAGCCCAGGTTGAAAACCTCCATGCACGTAACCATTTTCAGTACTGTTAGAGCCAGCTACAAGATATTTTCCAGCTGTTAAATCTCCTGTAACTGTAGCAGTTGAATCACTACTACCAGGCACTTTAAATATTTGAGATATGGCAGGACTAGTGGGAGTACCTGTAGGGCTGATATTACCTCTTGCTCCCGCAAAATACATAGTATCTGGTGATGCGATACCCGCACCTCTACCCTTTATAGTACCGACTCCTAAGTCTGAAGTTACTTGCGATCCTGGAGAATCAGAAGAAAAAGGAAACTTTTGAAATGATTTACCATACGTTTCTTGAGGACTCGCTTGCACCTGAAAACCTCCAAATAAATATCCATGAGTCGTGGTCATAGTTCCTGAGTTATTATCAATACTATTAGCTAGTTCTGCAATATCAATAGAAGACGAGTCAGAAGAAAATGAAGTTTTTTCAATTGCATCAGTAGAACTAGTAGGAAGTCGTCCTCCTGCTACATATCCGTAGGTATCAGAATGATGTCCTGATCCTCTGGTGCCATTATAAGTTAACTCTCCTACATCTACACTTGGAGAGTCTGAGGTAAAAGAAGTTTTTGTTATGACATCAGTAGACGCTGTTCCATCATGCTGACCCATTGTGTAACCAAAACTTGTTCCTTGAAAGTTAGATGAACTACCTGCCGCTACAGTTGCAATCTCACCTGTATATGGTAAATAACGTACTTCAACATCAGTACCATTTAAGATAGGATAAGTGTTATTAAGTGTAAGAGTAGTAGAGCTTACAACGTAGTTAATTCCTGGCTCTTGTATTAATCCGCCGACTGTAACATATAGTGTATATTCAGGGCGATTATCCGTACTAAGAGTAACTGTGTTAGAAGTACCGTCTAGTGTAAAGTAATCAGACTTAATATCACCTGCATACATGCTAAAGGTTAATGACTGTGCATCAGCATTAGCTAAGATGGAGATACCATTGCCAGTTGCAAATATAACGTTATCTGTAGCTGTAGCAGCTACTACATTCGCGTCACCGACTGTAATTGTACTAAAAGAGTTTGCAGCGTCAGCTGCATAATTAGTATTAGCATAAGCTGCGAAAGTATCTAAGTTAGCTTGAACAGTGTCAATATTTGTATTAGAAGAAGATAGCAATGAAATTGTACTAGTAACATTATCTTGTACAGTATCTATATTAGCTGTAAGTTGTGTATTTACTGCATCAGCATTTGACGAAACAGTACCAACACCTGCAACAGTTAATGAGAGTTCTTTAAACTCTACTGAATTATTTGCTGCTACATAGGTTAAGACGTGTTGATCTGTTACACCTTCATTACCGTCTGAAGCTGTATTTGAGATTAAACCTATATTTAGTTTATTAATTGCCATTTACGTTCTACCTTATACCTGTTGTCCGGCAGCTTGGGTAACGCCAATAACAAGTTCACCAACATCTGCTGCGCTTGCATCTGAAGAGAAAGGAAACTTTTGAATTACAGTTCCGTTAGAAACATAACCTGAAACAGTTGAATTTTGTGTTGCGGCTAATGTAGTTGTTGCTAATAATTCTCCTACATCTGTAGAGTTACTATCACTACTGAATGAGAATTTTTCGATGGTATCAGTATCTGCAGGACTACCTACATAATCAGTACCTCCAGATGTATACCCGTGAGTACTTGAAGAATTACCTGCACCATACATTTTTGTCACTGTTAAGTCTCCAACAGCACTAGCTGATGCGTCTGAAGAGAAAGGAAACTTATCAATAGTATTCACTCTAGCAGGAGATTGACCTCCACTATAATAGCCATGAGAGGGAGATGACTGAGCTGCTCCTGTATACCTAGCTTGTGTTAATTCACCAACATCTGCTGTACCTGTATCTGATGAGAAAGGAAATTTTCCTATAGTATCTACAACAGTAGGTTGAAAACCCCCAGAAATATAACCATGAGAAGAAGATGACTGACCGCCGTGCCACTTAGTAGCGGTTAATAGCTCTCCTACATCAGTGGCATTTCCATCAGATGTGAATGAAAATTTATCAATCTCATGTCTAATAGTAGTTGTGCTTCCTCCCGATGAGTACCCATGAGTCAAAGAAGAATGTCCAGCTAAAGCTTGACGAGATAATATTGTTGTTCCTATGTTAGTAGATGAAGAATCTGACGAGAAAGGAAATTTTTGAATTGGATTATTAGCTGGTGATCCTCCCGTTACATAACCAAAACTAGATCCTATAATTCCAGGAGATGAACTACCTCCTGCCGTCACAGTTGCAATTTCTCCTGTATACGGTAAATAACGTACTTCAACATCAGTACCGTTTAAAATAGGATAAGTGTTATTAAGTGTAAGAGTAGTAGAGTTTACAACGTAGTTAATTCCTGGCTCTTGTATTAACCCACCTACTGTAACATATAGTGTGTAATCAGGTCGATTGTCGGTACTAAGAGTAACTGTATTAGCGGTACCATCTAATGTAAAGTAATCAGATTTAATATCGCCTGCATACATGCTAAAAGTTAGTGATTGAGAATCAGCATTAGCTAAGATGGAGATACCGTTACCTGTAGCAAATATAACATTATCAGTAGTTGTAGTAGCTACTACATTAGAACTTCCTACTGTAATTGTACTAAAAGAATTTGCAGCATCAGCTGCATAATTAGTATTAGCATAAGTAGCAAAAGTATCTAAATTAGCTTGAACAGTATCAATATTTGTATTTGATGAGGACAGCAGTGAAACTGTACTAGTAACATTATCTTGTACAGTGTCTATATTAGCTGTAAGTTGTGTATTTACTGCATCAGCATTTGATGAAACAGTACCAACACCTGCTACAGTTAAAGATAGCTCTTTAAATTCTACTGAATTATTTGCAGCAACATACGTTAAGACGTGTTGATCTGTTACACCCTCATTACCGTCTGAAGCTGTATTAGATATTAAACCTATATTTAGCTTATTAATCGCCACTTATGTTCTACCTTATATTTGTGCCGCAGCCATCTGTGTTCCACCACCGATTAGTGTAGCTACGTTAGTGGCTGATACGTCGCTTGAAAAAGTAAACTTATCAATATTAGTTTGTGCAAGCCCACCACCAAAAGAGTAACCATTGAGAGTACTTTGAGTTCCTGTATTTCCATATCTAGCTACTGAAAGTTCGCCTACATCACTTGAGGTAGTATCAGAAGAAAACGGATATTTTTCTATTTGATCAACGCCATTGTTTGTATTACCATAACCTCCTATTCTATATCCATGAGTTGATGAACTACTACCTGTAGCTCCTGCTTCATATGTGCCAAGTGTCAGATCTCCTACTAACGTAGTTCCTGAGTCAGAAGAAAATGGATGCTTTTGAATAGTTGTTATACTCGATGGAGATTCGTTAGGATCACGTCCTCCATGTAAATATCCGTGAGTAAAGCTAGAAGTACCACTAGGAGATTCTAGCTCATTATTACTGGCTATTTCTCCAACGTCTGAAGATCCTGTGTCAGAAGAAAAGGGAAATTTTTGTATTGTGCTCAGAATCACTGAGGAAGGGTTTGCTGCGCCCCCTGTACTATAACCGTGCGTAGGAGAGTTAGTGCTTCCTGGTTTACGTACTGCAGTTAATAGTTCTCCTACATCAGTGCCTCCCGAATCTGAAGAGAAAGGAAATTTACTAATTGCATCAACACCTGTTGGGAAAGATGTAGGATTAAATCCCGCAAAAACATATCCTGAAACTGTAGATGATGCACCTGCCGATCTTCCGTGTCCAATAGGCAGCTCTCCTACATCTGTAGCGTTTGAGTCTGAAGTAAAGGAGAACTTTTGGATACCATCAGAATATGTGTTGCTGGGTTGTCCCGCAGAGGCATATCCAAAACTAGAACCTAAAACTATGGGAGATGAAGGAGTACTAATACCAGGTGTATTCTCTGTAGTGTTAGGAATCCAACGTACCATAACTTCAGTTCCGTTTTCAATAGGAAGTGTATTCATGAGAGTAAGGGTAGTTGAAGACACTTGATAGTGTAAATTAGGTGACTGTAATAGTCCTTCAACAGATACTAAAATATCTAAATTAGAAGAGGCAGCTTGTGTTAATGTAAAAGCATTAGTTGATCCATCAGCTATAAAATAGTTATTTACTGAGTTAGAAAGAGAGGCTTTAAAAGTAATAGTGTCCGATGCAGCGTCAGCATTAATAGTAATATTATTACCTGCTGTAAAGGTAAGAGTGTCTGTAGCTACATTAGCTACAACATTTGCTCCGCCAGCTATTAACTTTGTAAAAGTATAACCTGTAACAGCCCCAAAAGTTGAATTAGCATAAGTAGCATAGGTATCAATGTTAGATTGTACAGTACCAATGCTTGCATCTAGTGCAGTAATATTAGAAGATGCTGAAGCAACATTGTCTTGTACAGTATTAGTATTAGACGATACATTAGCATCTAATCTATTTAGGTTATCTTGAAGTACATCTGAGTTACCGCCATCAACTGAAGAAGAGGTAACAAACTCTACTTTAGCATTAGCATCTACATACTGTAAAATATCGCCATCAGAAGCTCCTGTGACATCAATTAATTGAGGAAATACTTTTCTTAAACTCATTTAAATTCTCTCTCTAAACTCCAAAACTCTCACCACAACCGCACTGAGCTGTAGCATTTGGATTTATTACTTTAAGATATGATCCACCTAGTTCAGAAATATAATCTACAGAAGACCCTAAAACAAACATCTCAGCTAATTCATCTAAAACTAAAATATCTTCTATCAGTGTACCTTTATCGGTGTCGTTAGTCAAATCCCATTTATATTGAAAGCCAGAACACCCTCCACCTTCAACACTTAAGTATACATATTGTTTAGAGTGTTCTGCAGTAATTTTTTTTAAATATTCTTTAGCTTTGTGTGTTAGGTTTAACATTTTTCACCTTTTTTGGTGCAGTCTTAACAGGTTCTGGAGCCTTAACAGGCTCTGGAGCCTTAACAGGTTCTGGAGCTTTGACAGGTTCTGGGGCCTTTCTATCAGCTAAAAATATTTTAATAGATGAAGGTCCGTACCCTGCACGTCCTAAATATGTTTTAGCTTCTTCGTCATTCATTGAAGCAATTGCTTCCATAACTTGTTCATCATTCATTATTAATCTCCTTGATAAGGTGCGCCCTCATCGTTAAACTGTGTAAAGTATGAGTTATCTGTAAAAACATTTCTAGAATTTTCTACAGAATAAACTGTTTGGTCTATTAAGTAACCAGGGTTTTCTTTAATTGGATTATAAACCCAGGCATCATCTTGCCAAATAATTCTATTATTAGGATAGGCAAAAAAATTACCATCATCCATAGCAAATAAATGTGCACATTTATGTTCAGGATGCTCAGAAAAATTAGTATCAGTATTACCTGCTTTATTTTCCCAGCCCCAGTCTAGTGTATAGCGATAGATACCTGTATGTTTATTTCCTTTGTAGTCTATCAAAGTACCTCTTAAATTTGCTAGTCTATTTCTAACCTGTACATCAATATAAGGCGAAAAACAATCCCAGTACATATGTATATTTAAAGGTAGCTTTGGAGCATCTTTCTTCCAACAAAAAGCGTGTATAGGTCTTCTTGTCCAGTTTACTCCGTTTTCCAAGAACGCTTCGAAAAGTGGTACTCGTTTTTCCATTGAAACAACAGAGTGAATATCACAAGGGGTATAGTCTCCGTAGCCTTTTGTATGATTATAAAGATACTCGTTTCTAATATAAGCTGTTATACAAGGTAAATTATGATTTAAGTATGCCATTTAAGTTTTTCTAAGTAGGTTAATTGATGAGTATAAAGATCATCTATAGTTTTAATCTTATCATCTTGTTCACATAACCATCTAAATTCTTCTATATTATTAGACCAGTATCTACCTGTCCACCATTGAAATCCTCTCTTTAGTGATTTATAAATAGAGTCAGAATTATAGGCTAAACCTAAATATAAAAAACTAAGATGTAGTTTTTTAACAAACTGTATTTCAATATACGAAGACAGCTTTCCGACTGAAAGGCTTGGATCGCTATAGTTCCACCAAAAAAATTCTGCAAAGGGTGAAGCATTCCATATTGAAATTTTTGTTATTGCTATCAATTGGTTGTTTAAATAAAAATGAATAAAGTATCCAGGTTGTGATTTAGTAAAGTATTGTTTTATATATTCATACCTTGCAACATCACTGAAACCTTTATATTCACAATATTGAAGATATAGCTCATATATACTGTGAATATCATTTACTTCTTCTTTTATTTCCCAAGTAACAGGAGTATCTCTAACTAAAAGTTTGCTTTTTCTACTCGGTGAGTAGTCTTCTATATTAATTCTAGTTTGCCTAGATTGATACCAAACTAATTTATTTGGGAAGTTAGGTAGATAAAACTCATGTGTAGGAGCCCATCCATTTTCAAAAGCATAATTCCATTCAGAATGGTCAAAATCTGCGCTAATCAAAGAGTATATAAAGTCTTTATCTCTTTGTTCACCGTGTACATGGTCAAAATAAATTTTCACTTGCGATAGTTTCTTGTTTTCTTAGCTATTTTTTTAGGTTGCTTTACGAACTGCTTACCTGCTTTTGATCCTTTTCTTTTTGCAGCATTAGTTGCGCGTTTTTCGCCAGAAGATAAAGAACTCCATGCAGCTTTAGGTAGGTATCTTCCTCGTTTAGCACGTGGCTTATCTTGCTCTTTTTTTGAAGAGTAACCCCATTTTTGTTTTGTCCATTTATCGAGTGATCTTTGTGATGCTTTTTTAGGCATTATTCAGATTTCCAAATAGTCCATGCGCCATAAGCTATCATGCCGTAAGCAATTAAACTTACAGGAGTAATAATCATTGCTACACCAGTAGCAATTAGTATAATACCATCCCAAGATGTTCTTTCTTTTAGTCTACTTTTTATCCAACCCATATCTTCTCTCCAGAATTTTACTCATTGTATTTGTTGCAGTATGTGTAAAAAATCGTGGTGCAACACCATGTATAAGTAGTGCAGGAACTAACAATTGTAGTTTTATAGCTGTTTTAAAGGCTTGTTTCATGTGCTGCAAGCCTGTTTCTCCTACGTCATTTAAGTGAGCTTTACACTGTTTACTAAACATTTTTATATTATCCTTTAATCACGATATCCACCACCCCTTTTTTTGTACTCCGCAGCAAGCAGTTGTGCTTTTCTAGCACTCCATTGTCCGGGTCTACCGCCTTTTGATCCTGCTTTTATTTTTTGAAATAGCTGCTTTCTAAGAGTAGGTTTAGTGTAGTTACCAGCTTGATTTACTTTTGATTTTGTTTTCTTTTTCATTTTTTCTTCTTTTTCTTAAGAATTGCTTTTTGAAGAGCAGCTGGAAGTTTTTTCTGAGCAGCAGTTAACCCATTACCTTTTTTCTTTTTTGGATCTTCTTTTTTCCCTTTTGATAAAAAAGCAGGTTTACCGCCTTTCATAGGCATCTTTTTAGCCATTTATTTTCTCCTTTTCTTTCGAGCAGTTGAAAGAGCTATTGCAATAGCTTGTTTTTGTTGAGCTTTTTTCTTAGAAATACCTTTATTTTTAGCTAAAGTAGAGATAGCCTTTGATCTACTTTTACTAGGTTTTTTCATAAGCTCTTTAATATTACTTGAAATTGTTTTTTGGGATTTTCCCTTTTTCAGAGGCATTTTTTTCTCCACAAACACAGGTAACACAAACATCATTGATACACTCTGAGCATTCCACAGATTTACAATGACATTCATGTCCACAGTTTTTACAAGTTTTTATGTAGTTTTTCATATCATAATAATAACTAAATTTTTATATAGTGTCAATTATGATTTTTGGGATTTACTATTCTAGTGTATAAAAATGCTTATCATATATGTTCCAAAAAGAATCATACATACGAGTTGTTACTTGAGGATATTCTTTTTGAGCCCTTAATACACTAGTGACAAACTTTCTTTCAAAGTCATTTAGTTCAAGGCTTAAGAGTTGTTTAATATTTTTTAGTGGAATTCTTCTACGTTTTTTTATCATCTTAAATACTTTATTAACTCCTTAACTAATTTACTTCTAACAACATCATCATCTTCAAACTGAACAGAGGATACAAGACTACAGGGTTTAAGTCTTCTAAGTGACCAATCTAATCCATTTTCTTCAAATAAATCAGACTGAGTTATATCTCCTGTAATAGAGCATTTGATATTATGTCCGAATCGTGTTAAAAACATTTTCATTTGCTCAATAGTTGTATTCTGTGCCTCATCTAAAATGATAAAAGTATCATTAAAAGTTCTTCCCCTCATATAAGCAAGAGGTGCTACTTCAATTACACCATCTTTTATCATATCTTCAATTGTTTTTTTATCATATATTGAAGATAAAATATCTAACAAAGGATCTATAAAAGGATTTACTTTTTCTTCAATAGTTCCAGGTAAATAACCAAGTTCTTCTGTAGCAACAACTGGTCTAGTTATAACTATTCTATCTATTAATTCATCTTCAAAAAACTTTAAAGCAGCTGAACAAGCCGCATAAGTTTTGCCGCTTCCAGCGGCTCCTGTTAAATATATTAGATCAAAATGATTTAATAATTCATAATATTCTTTTTGTCTTTCAGATGGTTCAATTAGTCTTTTCGTTGTTCTTTTTTTGTAACTCATAAAACTGTTTTACTCTAAATTTAAGTTCTGGTATATAGTTGACTACTTTTCCCTCAAAAAGTTGCATATCAACTTGATCTCCGCCGATTACAATAGCAAAGTTATTTATCTCAGTATGAAATAGGTAGTTATGTGCTACTGCATAGGCAGTCGCTTGAACATAATAGTTTTTAATTGTAGAAGGATATTTTTTCTTTCTGGAAGTTTTAAAGTCAATTATAGAAAGAGTATCATTCCATAAACCGATACCGTCAACACGACCAGCAAATCTAAGTTTTGGATGCCAAAGAGGTATTTCTTGAGCATACGGAATAAAATTATTTTTTTCACACTCTTTTATAATTGCGCGGGTAGGTTGTCTAATCTTAACAGGTTCTTCATGTAGTCCAGACTCTAAAAAGTATTTAGAAAACTCCCTATCGTCTTGTTTAAAATACTGCTCTATGTAATCGTGCACAGCCGTACCTCGCTCAGATGCTTCTTGCATCACACGATCAGCTTCTGCATCGCCAACTTTTTTACGCCAGCGAACTAAGAATGATTTGTCTGAGGTTGCACTAAGAATTGTAGTGATAGAAGGGTATGTTCCAGCTGGGGTCTTATAAACTCGCCCATCAGGAGAATCAATGTTATATGCTTCTTCGCAAATTGAATAATCAAACAATGGTAAATCTTTCTCTAAGGTTATCTGGTTTTTCTCTTATAAAACCTTCTGATTTAAGTTCTTCTACCATTTCTGACCATAGTTTTTTAGATCGAGCAAGCTCTTCTTCGCTTCTTGCTGGTAGATCTATTCCATTCATAGTTGATAAAAATGCAGAGGCGAGAAAAAGATTAGCAGAACCTATTTCTCTAGTAGGAATATCATCTACTAGTCTCTCTTCTACTAATTCTATTGAACTTACTTTTAAATCGTCATCTGCTCCTCTATAAACATCTAGAGGGTCTTCCATTAAGTAAGTTTTAAATAAAGTTTTTACGTCTGTCATGATTGGTTGAAAATTCCTAGTATAGTATAAGTAAAAGTAGCTATACCAGTAATTAACGCTCCTACAAACAAAAGAGTTCTAAAAGATGTTCGCCCTTGGGTAGCCATTTTATGTAGTTCTGCAATTTGTTTTGAATTATCCTCTATAGCTTTATCCATTTTTTCTAGGGTTTTCTGAAGTTGTTCATATCTTTCAGCACAAACAGCTTCATGTGTACTCAAATCACTTTTAGTTTGTTGAGTACGTTCATGAAGCCAATTTATGTTCTGCGTTGTTTCAGGAGTAGTTTCCATGTTTTGAGTTTACCACCTTACTACTAGGCAGTCAAAAAAAATATTATTATTTTTCCCACCTGTAAAATATATGATCATCTATTTGTGTCACTCTTATATGATCTTTTCCCCAATCAGGAGCGACATAGTATGCGTGATAATGAGTAGAGCCCTCAGTAATATCTATAAAAAGAACTCTTTTATCTAAAAATAAACCAGCAACTTCTAACATTTTTTTATATGTTTTAAAGTCTTTTATTTCGTCTGCTTTACCATCACACCACCAAGAAAATTGGCATTTATGACGAACAGGGTAAAAGATGCGTTCTTCTGCATCAAGAGTTGGATCTATTCTGGTTTTCCAACTTTCTTTTGTAGGTCCTTCATAGATAACTCCACAAATTGTGTTTGGAAATCTAGTATCATTTACACGATTTATTACCACTAAAGATATTGCAATTTGACCCGCAAAACTTTGGTCTCTTGCTTCAAAATAAAGATTTTTTGCTAAACAGGTTAAATCTTTTTCATCAGCGACAGCGCTATACGCACTGAATAGTAGGAGAGTAGTAAGTAGTCCTCTGATCATCCAAAACAACTTTAAGCACCTCATTTCCATAAATATCTGTTTTCTGCCCATAAACCATTACTCTAGATGGGTCTCTCGCAGAAACCATTTCACTAGGATTTGAAGGAAATCTAGTATAGTTCCCATGAGAAGCATACAAATCAGAATAAGATTGAATAGTAGCTCCTCCACTTTCATAAGAGGATTTTAACACTTTTACAATAGCTTTGTATAGCCTTGTCAGATCTTCGTCTGAAAGCTCTTCAATCTTTTTAAAAGGTGAGATGCTAGATAAAAATAAAGACTCACTTTTATAGATATTTCCTACCCCACTTATATACTTTTGCTCCATTAAAAATTTTACAATAGACTTGCTTGAATACTTTCTACAAATATTTATGAAGTCTGAAATAGAACAAGGTGCGTTTAACATATCAGGACCGATAGTTCTTAGTTTTTTATGAAGTTCTTCTATACCGTTTACAAACTTTAGAGTCCCAAAATTTCTAGCATCACAATAAAAAACATCAAATGTTTCAGTCTCATATCTATTTACCCGAGTTAAAGTAAATCGTACTCTGGAATGTTTGTTCTCTTCAAGTTTATAGTTACCACTCATTCCTAAAGTAGAGTAGATGAACCAGTCTTTTTCTAGTTCCCACCAAATAAATTTTCCTTTATTATTAACTGATTTTACAAGTAAATCACCTTTTGCTAATAATTCTAAAAAATTAAAATACCCATCTGGTGCTTTTTTGGTGTATCTACCTGAAATAGGCTCAATGTCGTTTAAAAAAGTATTCCCGACAACAGTATTTAGCTGTCGGGATACTCTAGTTACTTCTGGACCTTCAGGCATTACTTAATCCAGTTTTCTGTTGAATAAGAACTAGTCCAAACATATTCAACCTGAAGCAACTTTTGCATTGCAAAAATATCTTGACACTCGTTCATAATTTTGATACACTCATTTGTAAACTTTGTAAAGATATTAGTATTGATTGCATCTACTGGATAACCAAATTTTTCAGCAGGATGCTTATACAAGTGTTTTGAATAGTAAGTAGGGTTATTAAGTTTAAGGATTAAAGGTTTCAATTCTCTTTTTAAGTCGTCACAGCTTTCATAATCAGCCTGAAGAATTGCTTTGATTGAGATAAAATCTTTTATATACTTATTCATTAGAAGATCTCCAATAGAGTTGATGGGTATTGTCCCCAGTATTCTTTCTTATCGTAATAAGGGGCTGTTTCAATAGACTTAATTGTCTTGTTAATGCTAATAGCAGCATGAGTCCAGACACGATGTTTCATCTCTGATTCTCCAGCTTCTATCCTTAACATTTCCATGTCACGAATTGCTGAATGAGGATTCCATCTTACTAGATTTACACAACGACTGATTTCTGACTGGAAATCATACATTTTTAACTCCTGTTTTTATTTATCGTTTCTAATACAAGAGTTATATTATCCTAAAAATAACCAATAAGCAAGAAAAAAATCAAGTTATTTGCAGGAGAGTTTTTTGGTAAGAAAAAAACTTATTGGAGTAAGATAATGAAAAAGGTTTTAGGTATTTACGATATTAATAATAAAATATATGTTCAAAGAGAACTATATAAACTATCTCTTTTAGGCTATGCAACTGAAGCTAAAGATAACTCAGACTTTTCTAAGAGATATTTAACACCGTGTTTTATCTGTTTAAAACACGGTAGTGTAGTTTCTAAACTGTTTGGGAAATACTCTTCTAACAAGGTAGAAACTTGGGTAAAAAATAAATTAAAGGTAACTTAATGAAAATTAATGTAAAAAGATTTAATAACGATGTTGGTAAAGCATATAAAGTGATGATGAGAAAGTTAAATAACGAAGGCTTTTACACAGATCTTAAGAAAAGAGAGTACTTTACTAGCAAAGGTGAGCAGCAGAGACTTGATAAAAAAGTTGGTAGAAAAAGATTTTTAAAAGCTGAAAAGAAAAGACAAGAATTATTTGAAAAATTAGAACGAAGAATACCTAACTCTAAAAGACCGAATAATAATAGGCCAAAGACCAAAAGCAAAAATTAATTTTTGCTTGCTAAGTACTAAATTTTTTGTTAAATTATATTCAATAGCTTCGTTGAAGCAAGTCAAACACTAGACTGGACGCGGGGGCAGTACCCGCCGCCTCCACCATAAACACACGATGAAGTATTGCAAAAACTGTAAACATTATTGGACAAAAGGCACTAAAGGTAAATGGTGCTGTAAGTTTGGTAAAAAATGCGAAAAAGCAATGGGACATTGTAAACTAAATAATGGTCGTGTGTTTATGATGGGGGCGAACTAGGATCGACAGGTGGTTAATAGATAAGTGGAGAAGCAGGTGCGCAAGCGACCTTAACCGCAAGATTAAAACATCCGCAAACGATAACTTTGCAATCGAGGACATCCGCTTAGCGGCATAGTCTCATGGGGTATGGTTCCACCTAGCAACAGAACGGGCCGATTTTTTATAATAAAAGTGAGTAAAATAATGAAAAACGTAAGCATTATGCTTTTATCCTCAGTATTACTTAGCACTCCTGCTTTTTCTGAAGAGAGTGTTATGGATAATATTGATGTAACTCTAGGAGCTGAACGTAATCTAGAAGCAGAAACTAACGCTATCTATGGTTCCGTTGGTTTAGGAGTTATTACCGTAGGTGCTACTATGGAAGATACCTCAGCTGACTCAGGTAAATTTAATATCAGTAAATATGAGATTGACTCAGAACATGAAATCGCAGGATTAACCGTTTATATGGAAAATGATTTTGATGATGGATTCAAACATACTGAAACAACTATTGGAGCTAAAATTAAGTTTTAACTCTTTGTGGTTCTTCTGTAAGAAGATTAAATCGTGTTTGTTACACAGCCACCTTATTTTAAAATGAATAAATATTTAACACTCACTGTTGACGAATTTAAACTTAAATACAATATAGATGAGAGTAATTATTTTGATTCATCTGTTAAAATAATAATATCTGATGAATCTTATGGAATAGTGATAGGAAAAGATAATTACTTCTGTGCAGGAACTTTAATTTTTGGGGCTACAGGGTATAGAGAAAATACTATCATAGGTTCTAATAATTATTTCGGACCTTCTACAGTTATAAAAAACGATGTATTTATCGGTAATAATAATACTTTTGATTCTTCTACCTATATAGGAAATTTATCAAATATACAAAACTATACTAAGATAGAGTCTAATAGTAATATTTGCGATCATACTTCAATAGGTAGTTTTTCTCATGTAGGTTGTTTAACTCCTATTTATAAAGATGTTAAACCTTTTTGTAAAGTTTATGGCAATCCTCCTAAAGTAAATGTAAACGCGATCACTACAAATACAAAAAAACGTTTTTCTTCAGATGAATTAATAGCAATAAAAGAATATGTTAAATCAGATATAATTCCTGATAATATTAAAATACAGATAGTAATTGATGAATTTACAAACATATCTAGAAAGAAACAATATTAATGAAAATACTTTATAGAGCTTCAGAGGCTAATAAGTCCCCAGGAAGTATTTCTGACGGCACAAATGATGCTCCAAGATGGAATGACAAAAAGAAAGATGAAATCCTAAAAAAATGTTGGATTTCCCTACAAGACGGATTAGAAGGTTGGGAAGATAGCATTATTATACTGGCGGATAGAGTTACTGAAGAAACTAAAACATTTTTTAAAGACACCTGTAGTATTCCAACAAAACTTAGTATTATTGATATCCCACCTAGAACAGAAGTTCCTCCTTATGGAGAACACCCTTATCCTCATTATCATCCTGTAACTGTAAATACCTGTATCCCCTTAATGGAAAAGTTAATCTCGCTCTGTGAGGATGATCCTACAGAGTTAATTTATATATGTGAAGATGACTATCTGCACGTACCCGGAGCTATTAAAATAATGAAAAATCTTTATAAGAATGGTTATGATGGTTTTTATGTTCCTTACGATTATCCAGATAGATATACAATGGATAGAGATAGAAACTGTGAAGTACTGATAGGTCCTGATTGCCATTTAAAAACAGTAGCCTCAGCTACTCTAACTATGGCAGGCTTAGGTAAAACGTTTTTACCCTTTAAATACTCTATACTTCAAGCAGGACTCTTTTCTGATGATTCTTGGACTTGGAAAGCTTTTAGACAGTCTGTAGCTCTGTGCCCTTTACCAAGTACGTCAACACATTTACAAAATGGAAGTATATCTCCTATTATAGATTGGAATGAAATATGGAATCAGTGGTAATTACTGGAAGTGCTGGACTTATAGGCAGTCACTTATGTAAAAAATATTTAAAGCTAGGATGGAAAGTTGTTGGTATAGATAACTTAGTTGGCGGTTATAAAGATAATATGCCTTTAAATGATGAAAATTTTAAATATCATCATGTAGACATCTTAGATGTTCATAACCTAATTAAAGTACTAGCCCTTCACGAACCAACTTTAGTAATTCATTGTGCAGCACTAGCTCATGAAGGATTAAGTGTGTTTTCACCTAAAACAATAGTAGAAAATATATATGCAGGTACAGCTTCAATATGTAGTGCAGCAATTCAAACGGGAGCAAAGACTTTTATTAACACAACTAGTATGGCTAGATATGGTGCTATAAAACCTCCTTTTACCGAAGACTTAAAACCTGAACCTGTAGACCCATATGGATTAGCTAAACATCATGCAGAGCAACATCTAAATCTAATGAGTGATATACACGGTATCAAAGTTTTTCATGTAGTACCTCATAATGTCTGTGGCCCTAATCAATGTTACTCTGACCCTTTCAGAAATGTTATGAGTATTTTTGCTAACTTAGTAATGCGTGATAGACCTATTTATATTTACGGAGATGGGTCACAAAAAAGATCTTTCTCTCACGTTACAGATTGTGTAGACGCATTTGTGTCTTTGTATGATAAAAAAGATACGCTAAACTCAGGAGAAGTATTTAATATCGGACCAGATCACGGTTCTGAAACAACAATTCTTGAACTTGCTAAAAGAGTTGGGGCTTATTGTAATAAAGAGCCAGAAATTAACTTTGTCCCAGAAAGACCTAGAGAAGTAAAAAATGCGTGGGTATCAACTGATAAAGCAAGCAGTGTTTTAGGATACACAGCTGATACACCAATGGAAGATACAATCAGAGATACAGTAAGCTGGATCAGAACTCAGCCTAAACGAGATTTTAATTATCACTTAGATTTAGAAATCATCAATGAATCAACACCTAAAACTTGGACAGATCAATTATTTAACAAATGACACATATAGCTTTTATAAATACTCAAGCATTCGGAGATTCTGTATTAGGAATAAACGCTGCACGAAGATTAAAAGAGAATAATCCTGATTTTTTAATATCTTATTCATACTTAAATAGATTTAATTTAACTACTAATGACGGTGCTAATGGATTATTTGAAGCATTAGAGGTGCTAGAACATCAACCTTGGATTGATGCAGTTGGAGTTGCACAGACTGATAATACTGGTAGGATAACAGGACTAAATCTAAATGATCAGAGTGAAAATTTTAAAAAAGTAGATGATGTTATCTTTCATGATAGATGGTTTTCTGATCTAGGCATTTCTAGGAGTCAAAATGTACCTATTAAGAAATATTTAACAAAAGAACAATTTCTCGATGGAAACCTAGAACTATTTGTTGAATCTGAAAAAATTAAAGATGATACTTTAAGAATAGCTACTCATGGCCCTCTAGACTGGAATAGAAAACTCATGAATGAGTCTTTACGACTAGATGTTATGTTTGGGTTAAAAGAAATTTGTGATAATAGAAACATAACGTATGAGATAGATATGTTTGGGGTGGATATTGGTAACTACTCTTTATATACTGCCTTGAATATTTTAAATAGAAATGACATATTTATAGGACCTGCAGGTTCTTTAACACACAGTGCTACAGCATTAGGTTTAGATACAATTACTATTCCTTCTGTATTTCCTGTAGAGTATGATTTACCAGAGTTTTATTCTACAAATAAAGGAACACACATCTCAGTAAGACATAGGGCTGAAAATCACTGTGGCGACTTTAAATGTGTATCTAAAAAAGAACATGATGGTGAAGATAAAAGACCTAATAATCCTCCTACTGAATGGGGATTTTGGTTAAAAGCTTGCCCTCATACAGATAGTAAATTAGCCTGTACTAAAATGGTGCAAAGTAAAGATATATTAGATAGTTTTGAAAGGTTGTTAGATGTCAGAAGTAAATGACCCTATCGTAGTAGTTCCTTACATTATAGAAGAAGAAATAAAAGATTTAAAAAAGTCTCTTGGATGGAAAATCGAGTGCGAATTCTGGGAAGACAAAGGTAGAATAGGCAGTGATTTAGCATATCAGTATCTCTGGAATAAACATAAAGATAGAGATGTAATTATTTTACACGCAGATATGTTACCTATGCCTGAAGACACAGAGCACTCGTGGTTCTATAACTTAATTGATACTGTAGAAAAGTATCCAGAAGCTGGAATGTTTGGTATGAAACTTTTATACCCTCAAAAAATAGATAATAAATATATAATCCAGCACGCTGGAGGGAGATTTAATGATGACGGAGAAGCGTTACATTTCGGAGGAGGACTTAATCTTTTTGATGGATCAACAAATGGATCGCTGGAAGCAGATGAAGGACAGTACGACAAGTTACGAGAAGTTGCCTGGATTACCATGGGCGGTATATATATCAAAAAAGCTGTTCGTGATACTGTTGGCAATTTTGATCCCGCTTTTTATTGGACTTACTTTCGTGACGTGGATTACTGTCTTTCTGCCCGTAGGTCTGGTTTTAAGATTTATCAAACTGGTATCCCGTTTCTTCACTTCGAGAGTAAAGACAACAAAAGATTAATGGCACAAAATCCTGCACTAGGAGAAAAATGGTCTATTAATAGAGAAATATTCTTAGAAAAATGGAAAGGCACTGAGTTTCATAAAACAGTGGATCGGGTAGTTGAATGAGAAAGAAGAGTGTTATAAGCTTAATTTCTTATGATGCTTCTTACTTAGCTGAGAGCATTAAAACATATTATAATTATGTAGATGAAATTATACTAGGATTAGATAAAGATAGAATTTCTTGGAGTAGAAATAAGTTTTCTTTTGACGAAGATGCTCTTTGGAAGGAACTAAGTGCCATTGATGGTGATGGAAAAATAGAAATAGTTGAAGGTAACTTTCACAGATCCGGTGTTCCAATTGAGAATGATAACCATGAGAGAAACTTCTTAAAAGAACACTGTTCCAATGATTGGATTTTTTCTTTTGATGCTGACGAGATGTTAGTGAATGCGGATGATTTTTTTAATAAATACTGCCCTCTAGTAGAAAACTATAAAGCTGATTTACTATTTTATTGGATTTTACCTTATAAAAGATTAAATGATGAAGAAGTACTAGTGATTTCAAAAGCAGATAGAAAAACTCTACCTAACAATGAAGTACAAGGATTTGTAACTGATAAAGAAAATACTTTTACATACTGTAGATGGACAAATAATCAAAACAGATTGCAGTCTCCTTTAGTAATTTTACATTGGTCTTTCTGCCGCCCTAAAAAAGAACTAGACTTAAAGGTAAACAATTTTGGGCACTCTATAGAAAGTAAAAAAGATCCTTTCTATGATATTCAAGCTAGTATAGATGAAACTAATTGGCAACAACTACAAAACTTTAAAACTAGTAATATGGGACCTCAATGGGAGTCTTTGATTAAATTAAAAGAATCAAATCTCAACGATTATATTAAGCAACAAGCTGATCAACTTTACAGGAACACACAATGATTGTAGAATTATTAGGAAAGTTTTATGATAACCATTCACTTTCAATAGTAAACAGATATTTAGCATTAGAACTATCAAAGCACATAGAAAAATTAGTTATATCGCCTATGGATTCTTACAATCCAGATGCTAAAGTAGATTCAAAAGTATTAGATAGACTAGAAAAACTAAAGCCAAAAGGAGATGAAACAACTCCTCCTGATGTGCAAATTAGACACACTTATCCTCCTATGTGGAGATGGCCTATCTCTAACGATACTAAAGTGGTTTATATTCAACCTTGGGAATTTTCTAGAGTTCCTTTTGAGTGGCAGTATAAATTTGAAACATTTGCAGACGCTGTGATGACGTTTAGTCGATGGACAGCAGCAGTATATCACGAAGGAGGTTTAAATCCTGAAAGATTATTTCCTTTACCGATAGGGTATAATCCAGAAGTTTTTAAAGTAGATAGAAAAGTAAAAAAGCCTGAAACCTATACCTTTTTATTCGTAGGTTGTGATCAATATAGAAAAGGTCTTGATGTTCTTTTAAAAGCTTGGCAAGACACGTTCACAAAAGATGATAATGTAGAACTGATTGTCAAAGATACTCCACAAATATATGGAAGAACAAGTTTACAAGATACTTTGATTAAGATGCAATATAAAACACACGTTGCTAAAATATCTTATATAGACGATGCTTATACTGAAAAACAAATGGCTGATTTATATAGGCGTTGTCATGTTATTGTTCACCCTTATAGAGGAGAAGGTTTTGGTATGCCAATTCAAGAAGCTATAGCTTGTGGAACTATTCCTTTAGTTACAGCTTCTGGATGTACTGATGAGTTTGTAGACACAATTAAGATTAACTCTAATCCTAAACTTGTAGATATTAACGGTATATTTGCAGGAAAACCAGGAGATAGTTTTAACTTAATGGGATCACATACTTGGGTACTAGAACCTGATCTAGAAGATTTAAAAGCTAAAATGAAACAGCTGTACCAAGACAGAAAAATGGCTGTACCTAGATCAGACAAAATTAAAACTTGGGAGACTGTAGGACTCATGTATTTTGATGCAATTAAGAAAATACACGAATATCCAAAAGTTAAAAGAACACATGGAAATTGATTTAGGCTTTGTTGGTTATGTAACAGAAGATAAGGCTATAAAAATTACTATAAATGAATTTAGAGGTCAAGAATATATTCATATTAGAGAGTATATGAAAGATGGTGATACCGGCTTTTGGTATCCAACTAAAAAAGGGTTAGCTATACGACCGGAACATGTAGATATGGCAGCCCACTTACTAGATCAAGCAGGAGAAATCTTAGCTAAACGATATCTAGAAAAAATAGATAATAGCAAACAGTTAGAGCTGTTTGAAAAGGAGAATATGAATGGCAGGTAGATCGAATAAAGCGTGGAGTGATGAGGAAGAGGCAATCTTACAGTCTCTCTACGTAGAACAGGGTCTTGATGTTTACGAAGTAGCTGAGCACTTTGGTAAAGGGCATAGAAGTGTAATCAGTAAACTCGTACAAATGAAGATTTATAGAAAGCCTGAAGAAGAAAAAGAAGAAAAACGTAGTGTAAAAACTATGATCAGAGAAATAGAAGATCTTTTAGAAATTGAAATAGAAGGACTAAACCTAACAAAAAAATCCAATTTAGAGTTGCTAACTGATGCTTTAAAATATAAAATATCAAAAGAAAGTTAAGAAACACTTTCAAAATTGTGTTAATCGAACAATTTAAAAAAACGAAGCAACCGACTAAATTACTTTTACATTTTTCTTGCTATTACTTAAATTGTTTGATATATTCTTTATATAAACAAAAACAACAACTTTGATTAGCCGATCAAAGTAATCTAACCTAAGAGGGGGTATTTAATATGGCTAAATTTGAATATACCGATGAAATGGTATCCCGTATGGAATCTGCTTGTGCAGGTGGCATCACTGAAGATACGATTCAATCACTTTGTGACGAGTTTGATTTTCCTCGTCGTTCAGTAACCGCAAAGCTTCGTAAGCTTGGTTACGATGTACCTACTAAGCCAAAGGCAGCACCTGCTTTTGACGAAGCAGAAACAAACGCACTTGTTGCTTTCCTAGAAGGTAACTCAGGCGTACACACAGCTGAAGAAATTGCTTCTCACTTCTCAAGTGAGTGGGATCGTGAAGTAACTTCACGCCAAGTAAATGGTAAAGCTCTTTCGCTTGAAATGACTGCTCATATCAAGCCAGCTGAAAAGAAAGTAACTCCACGTACCTACACTGAAGCTGAAGAAGCTACAATTACCGAAATGGCTAATAACGGTTCATATCTTGAAGATATTGCTGAAGCTCTTGGTAAGACAGTTAATTCTGTTCGTGGTAAACTTCTTTCAATGCAGCTTAAGGCTCCTCAGCGTGATAAGAAGAACTCAAAGAGTGACTCTTATGAAGGCATCGATGAAGTTGCTGGTTCAATGACTGTTGCACAGCTTGCTGAACATTATGGTAAGTCTGAGCGTGGTGTTAAGACTGTTCTTACACGCCGTGGTATTGCAGCCTCTGACTATACACCAAAAGCTCTTGAAGCCTAATTTAGTATAGTTTTAATCTAATTAAATCAAGGCACGGCTCTAAGTCGTGCCTTTTTTAGTAGAGATTTTTATGAATGATCCATTATATCTATATGAATTAGAAAACTCAACACTTGAAAAAATTCTTCATTTAGATGACACAGATAAACATAAATACTTTTTAACACTTATAAGAACGTATTATCCGAATTCTGATAAAGAAACTAAATCAGAACTGATGGCTGCTTATATGGCAAGTTTTATCGTAGAGTATATTTATAGAAATCATGATCTACTAGGTAGCGCCTTTACCTTAACCTATACTCCTACTGGAATGGTAAGAGAGATGGCTAATGATTTATACAACTTTGAAGAAAGTTATAAGTATCAAATAAATTAATTTATATCTTGCTTTCTCCTACAAACTTTGATATACTTAATCTAATCGTGGAGGTAGAGTAAATGGCAGCAAAAACTGAAATACCAGAGGCAAAGATTCGTCAAGCCCTCTGGATGATTAAAGCTAATAAAACAAAAAAATCAATTTGTGAGCACTTAGGTATTGCTTATAATACCAAGCGTCTTGATAATATTTTAAACGACTTTAAAGAGCGTGAAGCAAGAATTGCAGAGTTAAAGAAAAAGGCTAAAACAAAAGTCTTTTCTAAAGCTGAAAAACTTGCTATGGCTACAGATTATCAAGATGGTGAAAGTGTTTCAGCGATCGCTACTCGAAACTATATCTCATCACAAAAAGTAAAATCATTTCTACTTGAGCTAGGTGTGCCCATCCGAGGCAGGAAAAAGAGAGCCCCAGCTCAAACAGATCACGTTATTCAAGATTTAGACATTAAGTTTAAAGTAGGAGACCGAGTATTTCACGGTCCTACAAACTCGTTTGCGTTAATTACAGAGGTTATGGACGAAGACTATATTGAGTACTTGATGGGTGGTTATCAAAAATATGTAGAAATATACCCATTCAAACCTGATCCCAAAACAGGGATGGCTGGTAAATACTTTGAACCGACATATGATGTACACTATATGATTTATTGGATTTTGGATGACGGTAAAAAATGGAAGATGAGTGCTTTGCAAAATCATCGTAAAAAAGTAGAAACGCATATTGAGGAACATGGCAGAGAGAGTTACTCAATTCAAGTTCAAGGTGATTATGGTCACGGCAGAACATTTGTACCTCGCGATCAACTATTTCCAGTGGTCAAAAAATAATGGCAGTAGATCTACAAAAATTAGCTCTTAAAAGACTTTTAAGTAATCAAAGTCCTGATTTTTATAATAAACTAGTAAATAAATATTTTACTGGTAACAACCTTATTTTGTTCAGGAAAGTTAATAACTTTTATACAAAGAATCTCCGTATACCTTCTCTCGATGAGTTTTATGAGCTTCAAAAACAAGAAAATACAAAAAACTACTTTAAAAGAGAGTTTTTAGATGTATCTCTTGAAGGAGAAAATACTGTAGATAATGAGTTTATTAGCTCACAACTACAAGATTTTTATATCAGAGAAGAAACAATTTCGTTCTTAGATAAATTTATTGATGACTTAGATAATCTTGAGCAAACAGAAATCATTGACAAGATTCAGGAACATATTTTATCAGTACAAAAATTTATTCCAGAAGGTGAAGAGCTTTTTGATGTAGCTACAATTGAAACTGTACCTCAAGAACAAAACTTTGTTATGTTTCCAAGCGGCTTAAGTTCTGAGTTTGACGCTGAGAACGGAGGTTTTGGTTTACAAGAACTTGTTCTCTTTGGTGGACGTAGAGGCTCTGGTAAGTCAATTATAACTTTAAACATGGCTTTGAATAACTTTCTTTTAAATAACTCTGTAATGTTTATGAGTATTGAGATGAGGTATGTTGAAGTTTATTATCGCTTAATGAGTATGATTAGTGGAGTACCTTTCTCTAACTTTATGTTAAATAAACTAACAAGAGAAGATAAACTACAAGTAGCTAAGTCTAAATTAGAAACATTTTATCAATCTACAGAAGATAGTACTCGTATATATAATAAGCTTGCACAAGATATGAACTTTAGTGAATTTGATGCAGAACTGAAAAAAGGTTCACTACAATTTAAAAAGAATAGATTCCACATTATCGATGATGTACAACTTTCTCTTGCGAGAATTGACCATTATCTTAATATGATGACTTCTAAACATGATATTAAAATGTGTGTGGTTGATTATCTAAATATTGTTAAGGTTGAAGATAGAATGGACTGGAAATCTCAGATTAATATTTCAGATTCACTTAAAACTTTAGCTAGAAAGTATAAAGTAATCATGATCTCTCCTTATCAGATTGATGCAACAGGTGAGGCTAGGTTTGCAAAAGGTGTTCTTGATTCAGCTGATAAAAGCTTTAGATTTATGCCGAGTGACTTAAACGAAGATCCAAGCGCACTTCCTTTCGAGGTAGCTAAGATTCGTAATGGTAAAGCCATGAAATTTAATGTTCATATGGATTGGGATTGTCTTAAAATTGATAGTAATAAGTCAAAAGCTATCAGCGGTAAAATTCTCAATAAATATGGTAATGATACTTCTGAGACAGGAAGAGACTTAGGATGATAGAAACACCTAAAAAGATAATATTACTCTCAGATATAATAGATCAAAGACTTAGAAAAGAGAGAGAACTAGAGTATTACCAAAAACAATTAGAAGAAATAAGTATAAAAATCAGTTACTTAAGCAGAGAACTAGATTTGACAAATTTAATAATTGATATGATCGAATCAGAAAAAGTTATTGATATTCAAGATTACATGGTAGAGAAGAAAAATGATAGATCATGATTTAATTAAAATACTAGAAAAGAAACAAATCTTTTATGAGAGAAACCCAAACTCTCCGTCAGAGATTAAAATTAAATGTATTAGTGGACTTCATGAAGATCAAAATCCTAGTTTAAGTTTTAACCTAGATAAAAACATATTTAACTGTTTTTCTTGCGGATACGGTGGAAACTATAAAAAACTTCTTAAAGACTTAGGAGAAAATACTTTTGTAGAGTTTGAAACTAAACAAGGGTATAAAATAAAGAAACTTAAGGATAAACTAGTAACAAAATTTTACCAGACTGATATTACTCTTCCTAATGATAAGATAAACTATAACTTTGATTTTAAAGGAGTGAATGGAAAGGTGTTACAAAAATTTGGTGCTTTCACTACCAGACAGCACGGGTTAAGTGACTACTTATGTTTTCCTATATCACAGTATGGAAAGATCAGATTTATTGAAGGTAGATATAAAATATTGAATGTTCAATCAGAGAACCCTAAGTATCTGAGAAAACCAGCTAATGCAAAGACAAGTGACCTAGTGTTTCCTCTTGATAAGGTAGAGAATAAAAGTCATTTAATTCTTGTCGAAGGGTTATTTGATATGCTAAACTTATGGCAATATGGTTATGAAAATACAGTTTGTATTTTTGGAACTAATAACTTTGATAATCCAAAAGCAAAATTGTTAGATGACAATGGCGTAAAAAAGTGTACTATTTTTATGGATAGTGATCAAAGTGGTATTAGAGCCTCTAAAAATATATCTAATATGTTAGAAGCGAGAGATATTGAAACAAGAATTGTTAATGCTCCAGATGGTAAAGATCCAGGAGAGCTAAATAAACAAGAAATAATGAAAGTATTTGGAGAAGAATATGAATAAGTTTGTATATGTACTAAGCTCTTCTGTTAAGAAAGATACACCTATTAAGCTAAAGTCCTTTTCAAAAGGATTAGACTTTGATGTAAAATATCTATGCTCTGATCCTAAAGATAAGATTTTGAAGAAAGATATTGATCTTAACTTTGACGAACTAAATGGCTATGATCTAGTATGTCCCGTGGGTGCAGAACCTCTTAAATATGTATGTGGAGTAACAGGTATTTTAAAATATGCTGGTAACGTAGTTAATGAAAAATATGTACCTATCATTGATCCAAATATGCTTGCTATTAAACCTCAATATAGAGTAGAGCTACAAAAATGTTTTGATAAGATTAGAGATATTAAAGATGGAAAAGTACAAGCAGTATATGAGAAAGACTATAGATATATTGATACTGTTGAAGGTTTTGAGGAATATATGAAAGACCTTCTTGCCGCTGATGAGATTGTAGTTGATATTGAAACAACAGCATTATCTGCAAGAAAAGGCTCAGTTATTGGTATTGCTCTTTCTACAAAACCGCATGAAGGTATTTTTGTAGCTAGTGATGTAGTAGAAGAGTTTTATGATGAAGTAAAAGACCTATTTGCAACAAAAAAATGTATTTTTCACAATGCAAAGTTTGACGTCCAGTTCTTGAATAAACAGTTTGGATTTGAGTTTCCAGACTTTGAGGATACTATCTTGATGCATTATTGCCTAGATGAAAGTGTGGGGTCGCATGGACTTAAAGATCTAGCTATGAAGTTTACTGATTTAGGTGATTATGATCGTGATCTTCATGAGTATAAGAAAACATTTTGTCGTCAAAACAAAATTCTATTAGCTGACTTTAATTATGGTATGCTTCCACTAGATATTTTAAGTCCTTATGCTTGTAAAGATGGCGATGCTACCTTTCAGTTATATAACAAGTTTAAACCTTTAATAGATAAGAATGAAAACTTTTCTAATATCTATAATAAAATACTCAAGCCTGCAACTAGAGCACTAATGTATTTAGAAGATACAGGAGGTCCTATTGATCTTAGTGTTTTAACAACAATTCAAGAGGACTTTAGAATTGATATTGAAGAGTGTTTGGCTGAAATAGCTATGCACCCTGCAGTAAAAACATTTGAAGAGTCCACTAAGAAGACATTCAACCCTAATAGCACTTATCATCTTCGTGATGTCTTTTTCAACATAATGAAGCTGCCCGCTACGAAAAAGACAGAAACTGGAGCTTACTCTACCGACCAAGAAGTGTTAGAGGGGTTGAATGATCCTCTTGCAGATGCAGTCCTTGACCTCCGCAAGAAAGTAAAACTTTCTCAGACATATATTAAAAATATCCGTGAAGGGGTAGACGAAGATATGCGCCTTCGTTCAAGCTTTAATATTATCGGCACAGCCGCAGGACGACTATCGTCGTCCGGTGTATTGAACTATCAAAATCTTCCTCGTGACAAAGATTCGGGTATCAAAAAGTTTTTTGCTGCACGTGACGGTTATAAAATTGTTCAAGCTGACCTTGGAACAGCTGAGGTGTATGTTGCTGCGGCTCTTGCTAATGATTCTTTTCTTCAACGAGCCTTTATTGAAGAGCTAGACTTTCACTCTTATGTGGCGCATGGCATGTTTAAACTAGACTGTGATGTTGATGAGGTGAAAACTAAATATGCAGATCAACGACAACACGCAAAGGCTATTACCTTTGGTATTTTATATGGGGCAGGACCTGCTAAAATTGGAGAAACAGCTAATGTGTCAATGGATGTTGCAAGACGCTTTATCAAACAATACTTTGCACAAGCTAGAGACCTAAAAACTTGGATTGATGCAAACATACAGTTTATCAAAGATAATCACTTTACCTATAGTGCATTTGGGCGCAAGCGTAGACTTCCAGAGGCAGGAGCTGAATCAAAAGGAGTAGCTGCACACGCTCAACGATCAGGATTAAACTTCCTGATCCAGTCTGTTGCTTCTGA